AACTTGGAGATACTGTTATTGATGACATTTCTCAGGGAATCGAATGGGCAAATGGTGAAAATATTCTTACGATAACGGTTGGAGAAGCTCCAGCGGCGGTTACTTACACGGTTACAGTTACTGCTTCTTAATAAGCAGCTCACTTGGCCCCAACCAAAATCAAAATGGAAGGAGGTAGCCAATAATGGCTAAATATTATGACGCGGTTGGCTACGTCATCCAAAAGGAAGTTAGTCCTGGTGTGTGGGAAGATGAAACAATTGAGAAAAAATATCGTGGGGATGTTATTCTGAATCAGTTGCGGTGGCAAATCGCAGATAAGGTGAACGATGACATTAACATTGATAATAGTATTTCAATTATTGCAGACCCATTTGCTTTCGATAATGTTTGTTATATGAAGTACATTAAGTGGATCGGGAAGAAGTGGAAGATCCAATCTTTTTCCATCAAAAGACCTCGTGTCGTGTTACAATTAGGAGGGGTCTACAATGGGTAAGCGATTGGATCTCCATTGGCTCCTGGTGGACATACTTGGTACTAAAAACGAATCTTCCGATAAGCAGCGGGTCTACTTTCAGCCACCGTCAACAATCTTTATGACGTATCCGTGTATCGTTTATTCCTTAGATGCCGTTGATGAAAAATTTGCGGACGATATACTCTATCAAGGGAAAAAGCGATATCAGATTACTGTTGTCGATCGGAACCCAGATAGTCTCTTCCCCGATATGGTAGCAAAATTACCATATACAAGTTTCAGTTCTTTTTTTGTTACTGATAACCTTAATCATTTCGTTTACTCGACATATTTTTAATTTAAAGGAGAAATAATATAATGGCTACTTTAGTATGGGATGCCGTCGGCTCGCGAATAGGCGAGACCGGTACTTCGAAGGGCGTGTACTATCCGCTCGACCAGACAGGCAAATATTCTCCGGGTGTGGCATGGAACGGTCTTCGTTCTGTAACGAACTCGCCCGAAGGCGCCGAACCTCAGGATTTCTACGCCGATGATCAGAAGTATATAACTTTAAGATCGGCCGAAAATTTCAGTGGTTCAATCGGTGCATATACCTATCCTTCCGAGTTTGCGGAGGCTATAGGAGAAGTTGAGCTTGTTACAGGTGCTAACCTTACACAGCAACCGCGTAAGACGTTCGGATTCTGCTATAGAACAGCAATCGTTAACGACGTTTCTGGCGATGCGTACGGTTACAAATTACACTTGGTTTACGGCGCAACGGCCGGTGTCTCTGAATCGGCGTATGAGACGATCAACGATACCCCGACACTGATTGAATTCAGCTGGGATTTCACAACCGTTCCTGTTGCGGTTACCGGGCACAGACCAACTGCACATCTGATTGTGGATTCAACAAAAGTTGCTACTGGGAAGATGGCCGCACTTGAAGCAAAACTATATGGTGACGCGGACACTACAGCAGAACTTCCGCTTCCTGACGCTGTCGTTGCTCTACTCACTACTGGTGATTGAGCGTAAATTATTGATATGAGCATAAAGGGGCGGATTTCGCCCCTTTAATATTTTTTTATAAAAAGGAGATTTAATATGATAAAGCGACCGATCACATACACCGATTACGATGGTAATAAAGTAACTGAGGTTTTCTACTTCAACCTAAACAGATTTGAATGGCTTGAACTGGAAACCTACACTCGTGGCGGTTTGATTAAAAATTTGCAGGATTCAATTGATACCAATAACCTCAAGAAGACCATCGATTTGTTAAAGAAAATAATATTGCGCGCCTATGGCGAACGCGATTCCGAAACCGGGAAATTCCGCAAGACGGAAGACTTGGCCGTCGAATTCAGCAAGACGGAAGCATTCAGCGAACTGTTCTATGACCTGGCCTATAATGAAGATAAATCAAAGGAATTCTTTATGGGCTTAATCCCGCAAGAAATGCGTGAGGACGTTGCCGCTCAGGTTGGTAAAGTATTGCCTCCGCCGACAAGTCTAACTTAATCTAAATAATGAGGAGATGATGGAATGCTCACGATTGTCATACCAGAAAACGATTACTATGATCCACAAACAAATGTAATTAAGACAAATCCTGCATGCACGGTGACTCTTGAGCATTCCTTAATCTCAATATCAAAATGGGAGGCCAAATGGCGTCAACCATTTTTAAGTACCTTTAGCAAAGAATCCTTTAGTATGGATATGTATCGAGATTACATAGCATGCATGTCTGTTACTCCTGTCGCGCCCGAAATTTTTGTAGGTTTAACGCCCGACAATATGAATGCCATCAAACAATATATAGATAACCCGATGACAGCGACAACTTTTTCACAGCGCGGTCCGCAAGGCCCCGTGTCCCGGGGAGCGGTTACTGCCGAGGTTCTTTATTACCGAATGTTTTCAAATCAGATACCTATTGAATGTCAAAAATGGCATCTCAACCGCTTATTAACTCTTTTACGGGTTTTTGATATCAAAAATTCTCCTCCACAGAAGATGAGTAGAAAAGATACTGCAAGTAGAAATTCGCAATTGAATGCAATGCGGCGTGCCCAGATGCATACAAGGGGGTAAAGTAATGGCGTTTTTAATTCCCGATAAAATAGAAGTAACTCCACAAGGGTTAACGATCAAAGAGTATTTTTTGAATGCTCACAACACAAATAAGATTTCTATGCCGGCAAAGAGACAGAAAAATCTAATAGGTGTCACGTTACATAATACTGACGATATTAAAGAGGCAGCAGGGACTACGGATTCCGAGCAATATACCCGTGCTACTATCAATGGCAATATGGGTGAGGCAAGGGTTCATTACTACGTTGATGCTAAAGAAGCCTGGAGAAACCTTTCGGACGATTATACCAGTTGGCATTCAGCGACCGGAGGCAACGGACCTGGAAATAGCGATACAATTTCTATCGAATGTATAATGTCTGGAAAGCAGACAGCGACCGATAAGACTTCGATGGAAAACGCTGCAAAATTGATTGCCTATATTTTTAATAAGTATGGGTGGACAGTTGATAAGAATTTGTATACACACAACTATTGGACGAATTGGCTGGCAACCGGCAAAATGCTTGCTAATCATGACACCCAGTCATTGGCCAAGGTTTCCCCATTAACTAATAAGTATGATGGAACCGGTAAGGCTAATCCAGCTGGAAAGTATTGCCCGGTTTATATTCTTCCTCAATGGAATGCATTCAAGAATTTGATTACCCAACATCAGATTGGCGTTTCTATTTCAGTTATTTCCACGCCAGCACCTTCGCCTTCTAAGTTTGAGCCCTACTTAGTTATCATTGCCGTTGACAGTTTAAATTATCGTAAAGGCCCAGGATCGAATTATTCGGTTGCGGGCCGAGTCCGTCGAAATGAGGTTTACACAATTGTCGAAGAGGCCACTGGCTCTGGGGCTTCGAAATGGGGAAAACTCAAATCTGGGGCCGGATGGATAAGTCTTGATTTTATAAAAAGAAGGTAGCACCTATGGAAGTTTGGCAACTTATAGTTAGTATCTGTGCTGGAATCATTACCATCATAACGCTTCTCGATAAACTTGGTTTATTGAGGGCCGTAAAAAGAGTTAATACAGACTACTCCGAATTAAAAAAAATGTCGGAGCAAATGATGGTTGTTCAGCAAAACCTAGTTAGTATTAGTAATTTACAGATAATTCAAAGCCAAGCACTTTTGGCGCTCCTTCGAAATGATTTATACCAATGTTTTAAGTTGAACCGGGATCTCGGAGCATGGACGGACGATGAAGCTAATGTTCAGAATAGGCTCCATGAAGTGTATAAGGATCTAAAAGGCAATGGTGAAGAATCAATCTGGTGGGAAAAGAAAAAAGATTGGAAAATCGTCTCTAATGAAGAGTATCGCGAACTTGTAAACAATTGTCGCGTCTAAAATAGTAAAGGAGAATCAAGCATGGTTAAATTGACTCATCGCGGGTCTTTTAAGAATGCTGAAAGATTCTTCGACAATAGCAAAAATCTCAGTCGTAGGCTTAGAACCGCGCTCTCGAGATATGGAGCTAAAGGTGTCGAAGCACTTAAATCGGCAACTCCTAAAGACAGCGGTCTAACTTCTGAATCTTGGTCATATGCCATCGAGGATTGGGGAATTGGATTTTCTAATTCTAATTTCCAAAATGGTTATCCTGTAGCCATCTTACTGCAATATGGTCATGCCACTAAGAATGGTGGATATGTGCAAGGCCGCGACTATATTAATCCTGCCTTGCAACCAATATTCGATCAGATGGCTGAGGAATGTTGGAGGGAGGTTCAGGGCCTATGAGTAATAAAATAGATCAAAGAATTGTGGAAATGTCCTTCGAGAATAAAAAGTTTGAAAAGGGCATTGCAGAATCCGGAACGTCATTAAAAGAATTTAGTAAGGCCTTAAAAGATACTGGAACTGGTAAGAACTTTGACGGTCTAGAAAAATCTGTTGGCTCCTTATCGAGTTCTTTCTCTGCCTTAGAGCAGATTGGCATTGGTGCTTTACGGAGAATTGGTGAAGCTGCCGTAGATGCTGGCGCCAAACTTCTGAAAAACTTGACGATTGATCAATTAGCATCGGGATGGACTAAATATGAACAGAAGTTAGCTTCGGTTCAGACCATCATGAATGCGACGGGCAAAAGTATTGATGAAGTTAACGGCTATCTTGACCAATTGATGTGGTTTTCTGATGAAACAAGCTACGGCTTTACGGATATGACAGCTGCGCTTGCTCAAATGACTTCCTCTGGCGGTGACGTTGAGAAGCTGATTCCTTTAATTACTGGTGTGGCAAATGCGACTGCTTTTGCCGGCAAAGGTGCTGCTGAATTTAGCAGGGCTATGTATAATCTTAACCAATCTTATGGTTCAGGTAATCTACAATATATAGACTGGAAAAGTTTAGAACTGGCGGGCATAGCCGGTAAACAACTTAAGCAGATTTTCATTGAAACCGGTATCGAGTTGGGCGCTCTTAATGAAAAGGGCCAAACGGTTAAAGGTACTATTGTTGATATTGGAAACTTTGGTACCACATTACAAGAAAAGTGGGCCGATACTAGGGTAATGGAAGCTGCATTCGGGAAGTTCTCCGAGCTTTCGCAAGCAGCATATAAACTTGTTGACGAAGGCGTCTACGATACCGCATCCGAGGCAATGGATGCTTTGGCAGGTCAATACTCCAAGATTGCAGAAGAAAGTTTTAGGGCAGCGCAAACTGCTAAAACATTCGGCGAAGCTATTAGTGCTACTAAGGATGCCGTATCTTCTGGATGGATGCGTACATATGAGATTATCTTTGGGGAATTGGATGAAGCGAAGAAAAACTTCTCTGCTCTGACTGAGACGCTCTATACGATCTTTGCTGCCAGTGGTGAGGTTCGGAATGAAATGCTCGCTTGGATTAAAGAAGAAGGCGGCATTTCTAATATGTTCCAGGGACTGCAAAAGGCAGCGGTTGCCCTCCTTAGTATTTTGCATCCTATTTCTCAAGCATTTGATCAAATATTTCCGCCGAGGACAAAAGAGCAATGGCTAGAGATGACCAAAATATTCTCCGATTTTACCCAAAAATTAATTATCGGAGAAAAAACAGCCGACAATATACGAAGGACTTTTGCTGGTCTGTTTGCAGTCATCGACATTGGTTGGCAGCTTGTTAAATTCTTCGTAAATGCACTTTTTACTGCAGCAAAGGTACTTGTTCCATTTGTTGGTGGAATAGGCGAAGCGACTGCCGGTTTGGGAGATTTCTTAGTTGAAATAAATAAAGCAATTAAATCTAGTGGCTTTTTTCAATATGCCTTATTGGGTGTTGAGATAGCCGCGCTTTTAATACGTAATGCAATTTTGTCTGTCGTTGGTGTTGTTGTAAATTTCGTCAAAACCTTGTGGGAGGCGGATGACCCTTTACAGGTTCTTGGGGATTTTGCTTCCGAGGTATTCGGCGGCATAGTCGACTCAATCAAAATGGTAGTCGATTGGCTATCCAATAAATTGCCAAAACCTTTAGCCACTATAATCGGTTGGTTCAAGACTTTAGGATCTAATATAGCGACATTCGCAAAAAGTGGATTTAAGTCTTTCACGGACCTCTTCAAGGGGTTTGATTTATCGAGTGTAACGTCTGGTTTTAAATCATTCGGCGACGTAATAAAAAATCTGGATTTTAGTCAAATAACTAAATTTGTTGTTGCTGGCGTCCTATTACTATTTGTTGTTCAAATTAGCAAATTTATTAGTGCAAGCACCGGTTTAGTCAAAGCATTAAAAAATATTGTATCTGGTTTTAGTGGTCTATTTGAAAAAGCAAAACCCAATCTTTTACGGGATCTCGCAATTATTATTGGTACTTTAGCCGCGAGTATCTGGGTTTTATCTACCATACCAGCTGATAAGGCTAAAAATGCATTGAAGACCCTTGGCTTGGCATTACTCGAGTTTATTGGGGTCTATGCGGCTCTTCAGGTAATTAATCTTACCGGAGGATTTCTAACAAAGAAACTTGGACTTCAGGACATTAAGGCGCAAGCGCTCAATCTCATTGGCGTTTCTGCGGCTCTGGGTATCTTGGTCCTTGCACTCAAGACTATTAGCAAAATTGATGAGAGTACGGTCTGGAGATCGGTTAAAGTTTTAGCCGCGATTGGCGGACTATTGGCCGCCTATGAAGTACTTACAACCCTTCTTATGATGCTCCCTGGGGCAGGGACATTGGATCTTGGTTTCCTTAGTTTTGGAGCTGGTATATTGTTACTTGTCGCGGCAGTTAAGCTATTGTCCGGGATAAGTGAGGACGAGGTTGCTCTGGGTGTTATTAAACTTGCAGGAATTATGGCCCTTTTGGGTGCTGCTGAGATCGTATTTGGTTTGGCTGCTCGGATAGGCGGTAGTAATAAGGTCAGTCAGAATATTCTCAGTTTATCTGTTGGAATTCTGGCTATGCTTGGTGTAATGAAGATCCTCTCTATGGTCAAAACAGATACAATCACCAGTGGTCTCAAAAACTTAGCTCTTATAAGTTTGGTATTGGCCGCCATGGAAGTTTTATTTGGTGTTGCCGGCCGGATAGGCGGAGGAAGTAAGTTTAAATCGAACATACTTTCCATTACGCTTGGGATGGCTGCAATGCTTGGGTTGATTGCCATTATCAGCGAGATGGGAAAAGCCGGGGTAGCCATTGATAATGGATTAATCGTTATTGCCAAAATGGGCGGGATCATCGCAGCCCTTGAGCTCCTTACAGCGGCCTCTGCACGAATTGGCGGAGGGAATAAAACTCAGAAAATACTCTTGTCGGTTGCGCTTACTATGGGCGCTTTTACTGCCATTATTGCAATACTTAAAAACTTTACGATTGAAGAGATTCAGCAGGGATTGTTGACGATCTCGGCAATGGTTGGGCTTATAGGGGCTATTGAGCTAATAACCGCTTTAGTGGGAAAAATTAGTGGTGATGCAAAATCCTTTGGGGTCCTAATCGGGACGGTTGCCGCAATCCTGGCTTTGACCATATCTTTAGCTTTATTAAGTGCTATTCCAGCTGAAGATTTACGTAGTGCCAGTGTCTCTCTCGCGATCGCAGCAATAGCTATTTCTGGTATGGCGTTATCGATCGCCGCTGTAATAAAAGCTCTTTCCTTGATTCAAGCAGGGACTCAAAAGATTAGTGTTCTTAAAAATCTTATACCTGCATTTGTTACACTGGTTGCCATTATCGGGGCCACAGTTGGCTTGTTTGTTGCACTAAAGTATATAGCACCAATTATTGATTCAGTGGACTGGGACACCCTTGGCAAATTTGCGACTGGTGTTGCAGGGATTGGTTTGTTGCTTGCGGCGTTTAATGCCTTAATTAAGAATAATTATGCAGGAGCATCATGGAGTAAGATTGGCAAACAACTGATGAATCTTATACCTGCCTTTGCGACTTTAGCTGCAGTGATTGCCGCAACTGCTGGCTTATTCGTTGCTATATCTTTAGTCAATGATAAGCTTAAGCAGATAGAGTGGTCAGATTTTGGGAAATTCGTAGCCGGTATTGCGTTAATTGGTGTAATGGTTACCGCTATTTCGTTGCTTAGCGGACCCTTGGCAGCCCTCGGTGCCGGAATTGGTCCAGTTCTTCTTGGTGTAGTCGCGGCAGTTGTTTCAGTCGGTGCTATTGTTCTTGCTTTTGTCGGTCTCGCTGAACTGCTTAACCTCTTTTATAAGGAGAACTCAGAATCTCTTCAAAATGGAATTGACTTATTAGTTTCGGTTGCCGAAGGTATTGGACGGTTTATCGGGGCCTTTATCGGTGGCTTTGCAATAGAAACATTAACCGGTATTGGCGAGGGAATCGCTGGGTTTGCCGCAGCATTAAGTGAGGTAAAGCCTGGTTCCTTCTCTGGAATTGGTGACTTGGCAGCTGCGGTATTGGCAATTACAGGGGCAGCGATACTTGATGGGATATCGCGACTTGTAAACTTTGGCCTATCCCCAATGGAGAAATTCGGTTTACAATTGGTTGGGCTTATTGAAGCTCTGAAGTTAGTCTCAGTTGATGATGCGAATGGAGCTACGGATATCTTAGCCGCCCTCGCACCGATGGCGGAAAATCTCGAGAAGGTAGCAACCGCTGCTAAAACGATCCCGAATAGTGGCGGCTTCCTTGGAGACTTCGTTGGTAATAATGACATTGATATATACGGAAGAATGCTGCAAGGTTTTATCAATGCTCTCAATGGCGAAGGTATGTCGTTACATGCCGCCAATCATGCTAAGAATATTCTGGCCGAATTAGCTCCGATAGCAGATAATCTTAAAACGCTTGCTAATTCGGCAAAAGAAATTCCGAATAGTGGTGGCTTTCTTGGGGATTTTCTTGGCGAGAATGATATTGACACATTTGGATTGATGCTTAGTGGTTTCGTTGGATATCTGGAAGGCCTTGATGTCGAAAACGATGTTAAACCCGCCAGTGCAGCGCTCGAGGCCATGCTCCCAATGGCAACTAATCTAAAGAGATTTGCCGATGTTGCGAGGTACATCCCAAATAGTGGCGGTAACATCTCGAAATTCTTCGGGGATAATGATATAGCCACATTCTCAGAAAGTGTTGCCGGCATTGTTTCAACATTCGGAGATATTGACTCGACGTTATTGAGTACCGGGACATCCAATCTCCAGACAATGGCTGATGTGATGCTTCCGGCCCTTAAGAACTTTGCAACTCTTGCTGGTGACATTGGCGAAATCACTGACAACCGGTCCGGGTTCTTTAAATTATTCAGCAAGAATACTCCATTAACAGATTTTGGCAAGGACTTTGTTGGCTTTGTAGATTTATTAGTAGGCGTTGACTTCTCAAATGTTGGTCCGGCTGTAGAGGCCTTAGGCCAGATTAATGAATCATTTGCGGTAGTCGGCGCCGAGGTTATGGCCAATGCCAAGAAGTCTTTTGAAAATAATAAGAAACCATATATTGATGCAATTATTGCGATTCTTACAGAAGCCAATAAGGCGGTTACGGATAATAAGCAACCCATTATTGACAACATCGAGGGAATTGCGAAGGATCTCCCTGGGAAGACGGAAACATATAAGAAAAAGTTTAAGACCCTTGGCGAAGATTTACTTAAGGGATTAAAGTCTGGGATTGAGAGTCAGACAGAGAAAAAATCGTTACTAACTGCTATTGCTGATGTTGCCAATAGTGTCGTTGCAAAGGCCAAAAGTATATTTGATTCCAGTTCCCCGAGCAAAGTCTTCATGACAATTGGCGGATGGTGTACCGCAGGACTTGCACTCGGTATAACAAGTAAAACCAAATTAGCTACCGATGCTGCAACGGACATGGCTCTGGACACCGAAAAAGCAGTCCGAGATGCTCTTGGGGTTCATTCTCTAAGTGATATTTGGGCCAAGATTGGTGAATGGCTACCTAAGAGCCTTGGTAGCGGAATGACCTCGGTCAAAGACTGGTTACTAAACTTAGCAAAAAACTTAGGGATTGATACCAGCAAATTTACACTTGATGGTATCTCCGAGACATTAGCTGACGCGACTAATAGTAGCAGCTTGACCAAGGGAATCGAAGCCCTGTTGGAGCAATTCCAGTCTACGGTTGAGGACGCAGATATTGGGTCTAAAATCGGGGATGCATTGGGCTCAGCCGGTACTGATATCGGTAACTCGATTGGGGATAATATTGCGGATGGTCTTGCGGATTCCCTTAAGGACTCAAAAAATGTTGAGAAGGCAGAAGAGGCTGTTGAGAGCTTATTAGATAAATTACAAGCGACTCTCGATGAAAGGAAATTTTATGGGCAGTTATCGCTGGAGGAAGAATTAGAAGCGTATAAAGCCATCCGAGCTGAGTATGCCGAGGGTTCTGAAGAGCGAAAGAGAATTGACCGTGAGATTTATACTCTCGAAAAGCAAATCTATGAGGCTCAGAAACAATATATTGAGGACATTGCCGCAGCACAGAAAAAGGCTGCGGAGGATCGCCTAGCTCTTGAGAAAGAATATGCGGATGCAGTAGCCCAAGTTAATGCGGACCTCCAGTCCAAACTGGCAGATTACCAGAAAGCATATAATGATACCGTTGCCGATGCATACGCAGATGCCCAACAAAAGCGTCAGGCAGCAGACCAAGAATACTCCAATTCGTACAACGATATTTTAAAGCGGGCCGAGGACGAGAGGATTCGGGCCCGCGAGGACTATGCTAACAAGCAAAAAGAGATAAATCAGAAGCTTTTAAGTGACATTGATGCTCAGAATAAGGCATACGAAGATGCTGTTAAATCTCGGGCTGATGCTATCTACGGAGCATATGGTTTATTTGATGAAGTCAAACCAGACGAAGAGGTCACAGGCGAGGAATTACTCCAGAATCTTCGGGACCAAGGTGCGGCCTTATCCGAATGGCAACAGAGTCTTGAAGCCCTTCGAGCCCGTGGTGTCAGTGAGGCACTTATTGAAGAACTGCAGAAAATGGGTCCTTCATCAAAAGCCCAGATTAAGGCTCTTTTAACTTTAACTGATGAGCAACTTGATGAATATGTTAGCTTATTCCAAGGAAAATATGCATTTGCCAGGACTCAAGCGGAAGCCGAACTGGTCGGTCTTAGAGAGTCGACGAACGAAAACATCCGTCAGCTCATCTCTGACGCGGGGACCGAGTTAGCTGACCTCGAGACTACATTCCAGTCAACAATGAGCAATATTGATCAGCAATGTTCGTCCGATCTGAATGACCTTGCTCAGACGTATTCTCAAAAGTTAGCTGAGATTAACAGTGACCTTGAATCAAAATTGGCCCAGGCTCAGCAAACCCTTGCGGAAAATACTCAGCAAGCAAATGACGAGGCCGCAGCAAAATTAGAAGAGTTGAAGACTAACTTTGATAAAGAAATGACCGAGATTAATGAAAATCTCGAGGACCAGCTCAAGACCATCAAAGAGAACTTCGCTGATACAATGAAGACGGTCAAAGAGAAGTCAACCGAGGAACTTGATGAACTCAACAAAGTATTTAAGAAGAAAATCGAAGACATTAATAATGGAATCGATGTTCAACTTGATACTTTGGAAGAGAACTTTGATACTACTCTTGGGAATGTTGTCACAAACACTTCTCAGCAGATGGACGATCTTGTTACCAAAGTTGAAAGTGCATCGACTGGGTTTTATACTGCTGGCCTTAACGCTGCTCAGTCTTTTGCAACAGGATTGCGGGATGGAACTTGGTATGCACAGTTGGCAGCTCAGGCATTAGCTAATGCCGCTGTTGCCGCAGCAAACCAAGCGCTTGACATAGGTTCTCCATCAAAAATCTTTATGGCAATGGGTCGTTTTGTATCTGAAGGATTCGCAAAGGGAATCACTGCGTACTCGTCAAAAGCCGAAGACTCTACCGAAACAATGGCTCAAAACATTATAGCTGCCATGGGCAATGCTTTGGCTATGCTCGAAGGCACGGACTCGGAGTTCTCACCAGTAATTACTCCAGTTGTTGACTTGTCTGTTGCAAGAAGGCAATTTCAAACGGCGAACGATCTTCTTGATTCTTCCAATTCTTATCAAATTGCTCAGCAGTCTGCTAAGTTGGCGGCCTCGACGAAAGATCGTCAAAATGGAAGTGTAGAAACATCAACTGTCATTAATAATAATTTCAATCTTACTGGAATGCAGGTTCGTTCCGATGCCGACATCGACGATATTGCACAGAAACTTTATAATAAACAACAGACAGCAATGCGTGGTCGTGGACTAAAAGCATTTTCGTATTAAAGGGGTGATTATATTTGTTAGGAGGATTTACCTTTAAGGGCATTCATAGTTCGGTGTATGGCGTCTTTGAAACACCGAGGGATCAGGTTTTATTTCCTGAGAAACGAAGATCCCTAATTCAAATTCCTGGCCGATCAGAGGCGTTTGTTCAAGAGGATGGCGGATACAACGCTAGGGTCGAATCTATTTTATGCACATATGTCGCCCCCGAAGGTGCTAATTTACAACGTCAATGCAGACTTATTGCCGGATGGCTGGATGGGATAGGAGAGCTAACGTACGATTACGAACCCGAGATGCATTACAATGCATTCCTTAGCTCTTCCCCTCCCACAGTTAAACAGATGTCAATGCAGTACGCTGCGTTTGAGTTGGAATTCACGATTAACCATCCATTTGCTTATGAGACGGCTCAGGAATTAAAATTTGATTTAAATTCTGGGGATTCTTTTACAATTACAACCGATGGAACCGTGTCAACGCCTATACGCTTGATCATAAAAAATACCGGAACAAATACAATTCATAATCTAATCGTTGTGTCCAAATTTATTAACGACTAATATTGGAGGTACTACCTAATGCCTAAATCAAATACATCGAAGACAATGGTTCTGAACTTTTTAGCCCGTAACCAGTCTGTCACGCAGCCGGCGCAGTTATATTTGGCGCTGTATGCCACAAACCCCACAGATGCCGATACAGGCACTGAAGCGAGTTATTCGGGTTATCAGAGACAGGCAGTAACTTTCTCGGCTCCTCAGCTGTCCGGCGGTTCTGCTATAATTCAGAATTCAAACCTTATTCAGTTCGCGGTTGTTCCCAGTGCAAGTGGATCTATCGCTTATGCGGCTCTTCGTTCTGCTCAATCTGGTGGTGATCTAATTTATTACGGCCCCCTTGCCGCAACCTATCAGCTTAACCAGGGAGTTCAGCCGATTATTCCTATAGGATCTCTGACGGTAGCAGAGACCTAAGTATTTGAGGAGGTGACGCCGGATGTTCGATAGGATTCAATTCGACAGGAACGCTTTCGACAGAAGCGTCTCCTCAAGTGGGATAAGTATCAGCATTGTTGCATCGGGAGCCCTTCAGTTAAACATGGGGTTCCCGACTCCTATTTCTATATCCTTTAGTGGTTCCTCATCCTTGGTTCCTGGATTGTACGCCTCTGCCTTATTTGGGACAGAATTCTCTGGCTCCGGTGGAATTAATGAATTGACAGTAGTCTTTTATCAGGTTCCGATAACCAATATTAAAGCCAGTGGCGATGTTACAGTCAACATGAATCTGCGGATGCCACTGAGTGCAAATCTCTCGGGTTACGCGTCATTGGAAATCGATAATAGGGTATTGGTCCTGCAAAATTTGAATGTTTCATTTGTTGGGGTCAGCGATGTTGGTATTGAAATAAATAGTCTTGCATTTCTTGATAATGTCAACCTATCTTCTGGAAGTTTGATGACGGTCAAAAATCTGAATTTCCAGATACCCATAACGATTGCTATGTCTGGGGCGTCAGTGTTTACTCTTCGCCGACTTAGTGCTTTGAATGAAAAGTCCTTTACTCTTGAAGACATTAACCTATTGCCTGGTGAGACGGTTATAATCGATACTGATCTACTAACCGTTCTATTCAACAGTATTGAAGACGTTAGTTCTGTGACAACCGATTCGATATTTTTTGAACTATCTCCGGGCGATAATGAAATAGCTATCAATACTGATTCCGCAGAACATATGGATGTGACTGCAATTTGGCAAAATCGATGGTTGTAAGGGAGGGACGTTTCCTAGATGGCTAAACCATTAACTGTTTACGATGGGCATACTATGAAACGTCTTGCCTATCTACAAAATGCATATAACATAAGTTATATGCAGCCAATAAATGCTTTATGGACCGCATCTTTCAAATTACCATTTGGTGACTACAAGACCAAGTATTGCGAATCTTTTAATTTAATTGAGATTTGGGATATCGATGGTGGTGGTGGCGACCGTTATATTGGGCTATTCCGCATTTTGCCACAGACTGAGGAATCGTTAGGTGTGGGTGCCTATATTGAGTACCGTCTTGAGCACGTTCTGTCCACTCTATTGGATGACGTTATGCTCGGTTGGCACGAAATTGGCGATACCGAGGTTTACACCAGTCAAGCGATTGCTTATATTTTGGAGCAACAATCACAAAGTCGATGGGTGTTGCAAAGATGCGACTATGAGCATGAATATTTATATGGCTGGCAGGATGAAAATCTTTTGTCTGCGTTATATTCCATTGTAACGCCCTTTAGTGAAACCGATTACTATTGGGACTTTGATACAACGGTGTACCCATGGCAGCTAAGATTGCAAAAAGTTTCGCCGATACCTGTGACTGATATTCGCTATAAGAAAAACCTCTCCGGTGTTGTAAAAACCGTTGATCCATCAAATTTGACAACTCGTTTATATTGTTATGGCTACGGTGACGGAGATAACAAGCTTGGTATCGCCGAAATTAATGATGATATTCCTTATTTGGAATCCCCGAATGTATCGAAGTACGGAATAATTACTCAGGTCTGGACGGATGAAAAGATTACCGTTGCCGAGTCTCTTAAGGCTGTAGGCGAAGCAATGCTTAAGAAGCTTGAAGAGCCGGCGATAACGTACGACATAAACATCCAGACCGTTTACAATGCTGCTAATTTGCGAATAGGCGATACAGTCCGTGTGGTTACTGGTTCCCTGGACGAATACATGATCGTCAAACAAATTAGTAAAGATGATTTGACTGGTGCGCCACGTTCTGGTCAGATTGTTGTGGGAAATGGCACAGTGGACATAAGCTCAAGTATGGCGGAGCTGGCGGACCGGCAACGTATAAGTGAGACCTATAGCCAAGGTAGTGAATCTATATTTATGGATTCATATATGGATAACGCCGACGCCTCCAACCCAATTGAGGCGACTTTTATAATTCCAGAAAACGCTGTGCACGTTAACGAGATACGGTTCAATGCTCGGCTAACACCTTTTAGGGCTTATAGTAGAGCAATCAAAGGTGGCGGATCTGGCGTAACAACGACCGAAGCCGGTGGTGGGTCAACGCCTACGACGTACGCTGGCGGAGGAATTGTAAATACTCAAACTGGGCAGGGAGGCAGTTCGTCGCCTACCACAACTTCTGGTGGACAGGTCAACACAACGAGTGAGTATAATTTTCAACAAGTAACCACATCGAGTTATGCTGGTGAGGCTAGCCAATCTGTCAGCGTTTCATATGTGCTTGCCGGTACGACTTCTGGCCCAACTGTTCATAACCATGGTGTGCCCCTTGGCACGGTTATTGTAACTAATGTCGTTGCTCAAAAGAATACCTCCGGATATGTGACAGACTTGCTAGTTTACACGCATCCTGGTTGGGTTCCCTCAGGCGACCACTATCACTCAATTAACATACCAAGTCACACGCATACTGTGACCATTCCTCAGCATAATCATAGTATTAATATTGGTGGGCACAATCACTATGTTACAGTGCCGTCGCACACGCACACAATTTCGCTTGAATCACATACTCATAGCGTCCCGATTAGCCCTCACTCACATCAAATTTCATTACCAAACCATACGCATGATATAGAGTATGGGATCTACAAAGGTCCATCCGGATCCTCGATGACTATTTATTTGGATGATGTCTCTATTGGGACATATAGTGCATCTGTGACAGACGTTAACTTGATTGCATTCATGAGTAAAAACGCGAATGGTAATATTTTGCGTGGAACACATAAAATAAAGATTACTCCTAATTCTCTAACGAGAGTTGAATGTTCCTTCCAAATCCGTCTCTTTACTAATGCACGTGGAGGAGGACAATATTGATACGTAAAGGAGATTATATATGCCGATAACGAAAAGAACCATGTATCCTCCACAGAAAGATTCTCCGGTAACATTCTTATCGGGTAATATTTCGGGGACAGATACGGTAATGACGGTGGCAAGCACATTATCTTTGCCATCGGTCGTTCCATTTCCTCTAACCCTGGGTATTGATAAAACAGTTACAGAAACAGTAATTGTAACCAATGTAAATTCTACAACAAACGTGTTAACTATCACCCGGCAATCGGGAGCTATAGCTTGGGTCGCTGGAACGCAATGCGCTCGTGTCTTTACCGCGGCTGATTTATTGGCCGTTCAACAGAATGTCTCTGACAACATCGATCTCACCAATAGTATGGAAGATGATATTTCGGAGTACGGCGACTCAATTGACGATTTAGAAACGACAGTTGGTGGTGCATCTAGTGGACTGGTCAAAGGATTGGCTGACGAAATTGCCAGAGCTACTGCGGCAGAAAGCACCGAGAAAACTAGGGCTCAGAATGCCGAAACGTCACTTGATAATGCTAAACCTAATAGATCCGAATTGGCTCAGTTGATCGTCGACTGGGTATATTCTCAAGATGCTGTAAAGGTATTACTGACTATAAGTCGGTATAATGCCAGCACCCAGCAGACAACTCAGTTCACTAAGACCCTTCCTGTTGCCTCGGCTATTGCGATGGGTGTTATGCCTCCCGAATCGTATAACGAGATTACAAATTTGCGGTCTGACGTTACAGCTTTGCAGCAGCAAGGTGGGCGTTTTATCAATCAATCGTTCGGGACCAAGGCTGCACTGGAGTCCTATACCGTTCCTTCATCTGTAAATGTCGGAGACTTTTGCTTTGTATTGGATGACGAAGGGCATTCTTCTGCCACGACCCGGTGGATCTATAACGGGATAAAGGGGACCAGTACGGTCAACCAAACAACCAATGGATTCGCCTTCGGATACATTGTTACCTATGATCCTGTTGGTATCGCCGATTCCAACACGCTTGGGTTAGTTAAGAGTGATGCCGGAACAACGAACGGTAAGATATTTGTTGAAACCAATGGGACAATGAGTTTGGTTGGCTGGGACGCCCTTGCAACTACAGTCAATGGTAAACTTGATAAAGCTGGCGGTACGATGACGGGACCTCTTGTCCTTAGCGCCGACCCATCGGCCAGCCTTGGCGCTGCAACCAAGCAGTATGTCGACAACAATAAAACAATACAAAATGTTTGGTATGGAATATGTGAAACGTCAATTGCGACAGTTGCAAAGACGGTTACTATAACTGGTTTTACTTCCGCTAATTTAGTTGCAGGCACATTACTAATGCTGAGGGTCCTATACGGCAATAGTGCTACGTCACCAACCTTAAATATTAACTCCCTTGGGGAAAAGGCAATCAAATACCAGTCCGCAGCGCCTTCTAATGCGTTAATATGGCCGACCCTTTCCACGATTCTCTTAGAGTATGTTGGTGCAACATGGGCCCTGATAACTCCAGATGCCTATAGCAAAGCATTGGCGGCGTTGCCATTAGCCGGTGGCACGATGACCGGTAATATTATTGCTGCGAACCAAGAAGTTACCGTCCAAGGTGCTCGCAATATTTATGCGGGAACCGATGCCATGACTGCTGGTACAACCGATTTGACTACGGGTGTTATCTACCTGCAATACGAATAGGAGGTAGATATAATGGCACAAAATTCTTATATTGGTGTATCGGGCAAAGCCAGAACCATAAAGGCCATTAACGTTGGTGTTGCTGGCAAAGCCAGAAAAGTTGTCAATGGCTATATTGGCGTTGCCGGTAAAGCCCGACCTTTTTTTAGTCTGGCAAAGGGTATTAAGTTTTACCAGACAGTGGATCCACTAAATGCGGCGGCATCCACTCCAGAGGCTGCTAGTATAGGCGATTATGGCTTATTTGCTGGAGGTTCTACCTCAACACAGGTAACGAGTTATAATGGATCCCTGCAGAAAGGAACCCCAACCGCACTTTCTACGAATAAACGGTACCATTCGGGTCAAGGTAATTCTGGATACGCCATGTTTGCGGGTGGGGGTTCGGCATCAGGGGGTTGGACCGTGTATGACACCATTGAAGGTTATTCTTCATCCCTCCAAAAGTCTTCGGCTACCTTAAGGAATCCTCGGTATTCTCTGGCATCTGCGTGTACAGGAAACTATACTTATGCAGTATTTGCCGGAGGGTATCTTAGCGGTAGTATTACTTCAACAGATGTTGATTCATATAATGCCTCTATGCAGAGATTTGGTACTCCTGCTTTGACAACCGCGGTTTCCGATTTTGCTGGAGGGAATGTTGGGGTCTATGCTATATTTGCTGGTGGGTATCTTAGCGGTGGCGAGGTTTCAACACAGGTAACGGCATATAATAATTCCTTGCAGAAATCAACGCCCACTCCTTTGTCAGTCGGCAGGGCTTTACCGGCTGCAGCCAATATTATAAATACGACAGATGCTAAACGTTATACATTATTTGCTGGGGGAAATGATGGCTCCTCAAAGAAGACTTTGATTGAGGCGTATAGTGACTCCTTGCAGCGAACAATTTTGACAACTGGTTTGGAAACCGCCCAATCTGGTCTTGTTGGAACTAGTTGCCGAGGATATGAAGGAGAAACAGCAGTGTACCAGGCCGTTTTCGCTGGTGATTTGTTAAACACGGTGACAATCATCAACTCATCATTACAGCGGCTAACCCCGAGTGCAATTAGTTCCTCGCTCCGACCAGGCTTAGCGGCAACTTGGGTTCCCTATAGTACGAGAGAATACGCTCTGTTGGGTGGCGGAAACAATACGGCTGTTGTCGACGCATTCACTTACTTTTAATTAAAAGGAGACATAATAATGCATAAACTTGAATTGTATACAGGCAATAAAGTCTATATCGCTCCTAATAGCGAGATAGACACTACAGAAAACGTTCTACGCAAGTTCCCAGCTGCCCTGACTGTCAAGCATGTCGTGCTGACTGATGAGGGCGGAGAAGTCTCATACGCTATACAGATGCTGTCCGCTTTATGCGGAATTCATGGTGTGTCTCAGTCCCTATCGGATGCCGAAAAGATCGAACAGCTTGAGGCTATAATGAATGCGCCGGCCCCTGAGGAAACGCCGTCAGCCAATGAGCGCATAGCAGCAATGCTGGAGTTCCAGACTCTGGCAAGTTTGCCCGATGACGAGGAGGAGGAATAATCAATGAACTTCGAAATGATCAAGCGTAATTATGACCGTGGTCTTTGGACAAAAGCAATGGTCAAAATGGCAGTGAAGAAAAAAGTAATCACGGCCGAAGAATACGAGCTCATCACAGGAGAGATATACTCCTAACAATCGAGGAGGTGGACCAATGATACCGCTATCACATACCATGGTTTTAACATTTTATTTGAGAAATCAAATAATTAAATGTGCTGGCATACCCGAAGTTGTAGAAGATAGCAAGAATTATCTGTATGCCCAATTTATATTTTCGCCAGATTGGGCAGGTCAGACAAAGACAGCTATATTCGGACATGACAATAACGGAAATGTTCGCCTATGCCGACGCGGTGAAGCCGAACGCATCCACCTCGGCACCCTCGCGAGCTTTCCCCGCTACACGCACGTCGAGCAAGACGGCGAAGTCAAAGCGCACCTGCAACTCAATGCAAAGGTCATCGACCGATGAAAAGGAGAATGATATGAAGACATATACATATGCGGGATACCGTATCACCGAATTTGATCCCAAAAACCTCAGACTTCTTTGGTGGGATAAGCCGAAGAACGGTTCGCCGAAGAACGCCTTTAACCTTGGTTTCTTCGGTAACTACAGTGCTGGGGGAACCAAATACACGCTTCCCGGCGGGAATGTCTGTGTGGATAGTGGGACTATTGGCCTCCAGCAGAAGCAGGATGTTGTGTCCTGGGGCGGCTCAGTAGACAAGGGAAAAGTCCGTCTGACAGTCAATCAAAATGGAAGTACTCAATTCAAAAACAAAGCCATTACGACGCTGGTCATCAGCGAACTCGGGTTGGCTTCATTTTATGAACTCTTGGTTCTGCCTCCTGACTGCAAGTATGCGATCTCAGGATACCCGATAATCCGAAAAGGCGAAGATGTCTCGTACACCAATACATTTAAGCCACAAGGCTGGTATGATGATATTCTCAGATCCGCCTATCGCAACATGATTGGCGGAAAAGGTCAGACGCTGTATTTGATTTCTGGTAAATCGAATACAAGTAATCTCCTTAAAACCTCAGAAGTCTTTAACGCTTTAAAGACTTTAAAACTTGACAATCTTATAGGTCTTGACGGCGGCGGTTCTTATATTTCGACTGTGGGGGCCCCAATACTTAAGACATCGGAAAACCGCCGTATCAATACAATAGGTATCATCGATGCTTAAAACAATAGACGCTCTTAACAGGGCGTCTCTTTTTTCGCATTTTTATCATCTCCTATAATGAGAACATTTATATTTTGAAAAGGAGATAAAACATGAACATAATCAAAACGGTAAAGGCCCTGTGCATTGGCTTTGGAATTGGTATGGCTATGGGATTTATGTGGCATATTGAAAAAATTCAAGAGCACTGGTGGTGGATATTCCTCACAGTGCTTGAGATCATTTTGATACCACTTAAGCTCGTAATACTTATTCCGGCGACGATCGCTTGCGCTTGCAGCAAAAGATTTCGTAATTGGTTTACAGAAACTTTTTCAGTAATATTTGAATAAGGACTTGGCGCTTCGGCGCCTATTCTTTTTTCGCAGCAATAACATGGACTATAATGAAATGATATTTAGGAGGATTAATAATAATGAAAAAATTTAATTGGGATTGGGTGTGTTATTACATGTTTTGTGTTATAATGGGCATTGGATTAGGAATGATAATTTGGCAATCTATATTAATGTTTTTATAAAGAATTAAAAAGAAACCGAGTGGTTTCTTTTTATCCTCGCAGCAATAACATGGACTATAATGAGAAGCAATGAAAACATTACTTTTTATTTTAAAAGGAGGAGCATTATGAACGCAACAGAATTTAATCAAGTCTTGGAGGACCAGATCCAGCGGTGTAAAGACACACTAATCAAAAAAGGAGATGAGTATGCAACAGAAGACAGATTACACAATTTTCATGCGGGCGCAGGACTATGTCAGAGAAGCCCGGAGGAAGTCTGCGCATCTTTTATGCTCAAGCATATTGTGAGTATTTACGATATGTGCAGAGACGCAAGTGCGGGCAAGAGCAACCCATTAACGGTATGGAACGAAAAGCTCGGCGATGCCATCAACTATATGCTGCTCCTTAGCGCAATAGTTCGAGAAAGCGAGCCTGCGTTAGACCCAAAAATACAGCTCTTCAGAAAACAGTACCTCGAACAAAGAGAACTAGAGGATTTGATTCATGCTGCATATGCAGCATCCACCAATGCAGAATCGAGGAATTCTTAATGGTTCCAATTAAACAAATAGCAAAAAATCTCGGGGGTGTCATTTCTAAAAACAGTCCTCAAATCCTTACAGGGCTTGGATGCGCTGGTGTGGTCACCACAGCTATATTAGCGGTAAAGGCCACTCCTAGGGCCATCCAACTTTTGGAGGATAGCGAAGAGTTAAATGGCTTGGGGAAGATTAAGCTCACATGGAAGTGTTATATTCCCGCAGGAATCGTTGGCGTTACATCAATTGCCTGTATTATAGGCGCTAATACAATAAGTACCAAGCGCAATGCGGCCTTAGCCGCTTTATATTCTCTGAGCGAAGCAGCCTTCAGGGAGTACCAAGGCAAGGTCGTTGAGACAATTGGCAAGACTAAGGATCGGCAAATACGAGATGAAGTTGCTAAGGACAAGGTTTTGGCTAATCCAGTCGGAAACCACGAAGTTATATTTACAGGAAAGGGAGATGTCTTATGCCTTGATGCCTTGACAGGACGGTATTTCAAATCGGACATTGAAAAGATTCGGCAAAGTGTCAACGAGCTTAATAGGGATCTTCTCTCGGAGATGTGGCTCAGTCTCAATGATTTATATTATGCCCTCGATCTCCCGAATACAGTTCTTGGAGATGAGATGGGATGGGACATTGACCGAGGCTTAATTGAGCTTGATTATTCGAGCCAATTGGACGAGCATGGTACGCCAGTCTTAGTGATATCCTCAAAAGTGTATCCTCGGAGATAATACTTGCTCTATAATGAAGGGAGTTGATAGGATGAACTTTAGATTTAATAAGAGCACGAAAACCAAAATTAAAGAGGAGTGTGATGCAGTATTTGAGAGGATGAGTCGTCCTGATATTTCGGATGAGGAATGGAGAGAGCTTAATAAGCGTCATCAGGCTTATACGGAAATGTTGAAACCAACATGGAGCATAAGTCCTGATACGATATTAGTTGTCGCCGGGAATCTGCTGGGTATCGTACTGATTCTGAAACACGAAAAGCTGGACATCATAACATCCAAAGCGTTAGGATTCGTCCTGAGAGGTCGAGTTTAATCAATCAACCTGAGAACAAGAGAGATCGTAAAAGGTCTCTCTTTTATATTTTAAAAGGAGACTATATGAAGCTCACCGAAATTGTGTCCAATATTCTCTTAAATGCGGGTCTATGCGGAAAAATAAATAAGTTCGAAACCACCATTGATATTCCGCAGGATTCTGGTGAGAAGATCACAATCACAATCAAGGCCGATAACCTGCAAATCTGCCTGGACAAAGATCCGCATAAGCTCTAAATCATTCAAATAAAGGATTGGTGATGCATATGACGTAGCAATTATGTCTATTTATATTTGGATGAAAGGGGCTTTATTATGTGGTAACGGAGCAAAAGTTGACATTCAGCAAGATGATCCTCGCTTGCGTAATGGTGCTTTACATATTAGGCGCCTTGCTGGGAGTGGCTCTTGTAATAGTATCGGCCGTTAATGATATTCACCTCGGGAATGCTGTCGATAGTGGAATGTTTATAGCATTGGCCACGTATATTGGAACACCAACGGCAACGGCCATTGGATTCTATTCGTGGAAAGCCAAGAGTGAAAATTTATTGAAGATTCAGTATGGTAATACATACAATACATGTAAAGAACCTATTGATATTTCGACATTAGCTAATATGGGAGGTTAATTAATGAAAGCTTTACAGTTTATCTTAGACAATTGGGATAGTATTCTAATTGTCTTAATTGCGGTAATTTCCGGCATCGTCGGACTTGTCAACTGGATAAAACATATCTGGGTGACACTGAAGGAGATGACGCCCGAGGAAAAAATCGCATATTCCAAGCGACTTTTGGAGAACCTTATGCCTATAGCCTTAAGCCTTGTGACAAATGCGGAGGTTATATATGGCGGCGGTACAGGAGCGCTTAAGCGTTCAGCTGTTATGGACGAATTATATGCTCGTATTCCTGCCGAATTTAAGAAGTATATTGATGAAAGTAACCTTGATAATATTATTGAAACAGCACTAATTGAGGCTAAAGCTCTTTGGGAAACTAATAAGGACGTACAAGCGCTAATTCAGCAGCCGGCTGCTACGGAGCAGAGTAATGAGTAACGACGGGTATGGGGGCTCAGGAGGCCTTACCATGGGCCCCATAGAGATGAAAGAGTGGAATGTCCTTAAATTCACCGAGTTGGGTGATGCTCTGAACTGTATGAAAGAGTACGGAGTGAAAAACCCTGAGCAACTCGTTCATTACGGCGATTCCTATTACGTCTACCTTCCAAAATACATACCGGGCAAGATAAAGGCCGTTGATATTATGGCCTCTCACCAATAACTTGCCCTATAATGAGTTATATTTGAAAGGAGACTAAAATGAAAAAGTTAGAATTATTGAAAGGCGGCCTCGAGCTATTGGTCTCGATAGGAGTTGGAATCTTAGCCGGCAACGCGGTTGGATTAGTCAAACCTCAAAACCTCGGAGTGATCAAAAAGATTGCTTGCGGGGTCGGAGGATTGGCGGTATCGGCCATGGCGGCGGATAAGGTTACCGACTATGTCGACGACCAGTGGACAGAGGCCAGCGATCAAATCAAAGGACTTTTTCCGAAGAAAACCGAAGTAGAATAACTACAAGCAAAAGGGTCAAACATTGGCCCTTTTATTTATATTTTAAGGAGAATTATAATGAAAATACCGGAATTTAAAGAATTTGCATTTGAAACCAAGAAACAGGCCCTGGCTAAGATACATAGGCTTAAGGACGGAACCCATTTCACCCTTAAGCAGGCCCGGGGCGAAGGTGGCCGATTCATCAAGGGTTGGGTGGTCATTGTCTACAAATTCTAATCCGCACAAATAACATACCGTATAATGAAAGGGCATGCTAAATGCATGGAGTAATGGTAACTCGCCGAGCAATCGGAGACGTGGTTCGAAGCCACTAGCCATGCCCTTTCGTTTATATTTTAAAAGGAGTTATACTTATGGAGTGGTTATTCCTGATAGCATTCATACTTATCCTAGTAATGAATATCTATGCCTTCTACCAGATCGCTTACGAGTACGAGAAAGGAGTAAAAATCGCAAATAGGAAAAAGTGTAAATGGAATTATATTTCTGAAGTCGGGCTTCCTCCAAAAGGACAATATGATTGGGTATTAGTTAAGACTGATTTTATTAAGGACGGGATCCCTTATATTGCTGAATTGAGGGATGGCAAATGGTGGTTACGTGACATTGAATTTGGACTGTTAGAGGAAGCACTACATTGCAAAGTTATTGCTTGGGCGGATACGCAGCTTATAGAAGATAAAAGGAGAATAATATGACCAATAGTACGAAAATATTAATTGGCACCGCTATAGCAGGCGCAATTGGGTATGTATCTTATCTTCATTTTCGAATTTGTAAACTATCATCTATGTTGGATGTGGCTGTTGATAAATTATCTGAAGATATGGACATATCTATTAGTGATGACCTGTTAGAGCAGGCCACTCAGCGAGCAATTAATCGCGAGGTCAAATACATTTCAAACCGAATTGGCGACGAAGCATATTCGGAAATTAAATACCAAGTAAAGAACTCTGTGAATGATATTTCGGACGATATTAAGAAATCAGTGGCTGCAGAGATTGCAAATCAGGTAAAAAGAGTTAATACTTCTGATATGGAACGCGAAGTGATAAGCCAAGCAAAGACGGCGGTTGCTGAGAAATTTGACAGTAAGTTAAACGGCCTCTTAGAGGAATTTAACGATAATCTCAACAACATTCAGAAAATTTATAGTTCAATCGCTAAATCTATGTCCAAAGATTAAAGTTCATTCAAAAAATTGATAAAAGGAGGGAATTTCCATGCAGATTACGCCAATGTTGGGTGAAAACCTCATAAATTACCCGGACTCTGTCTTAGATGGTAAATTGTGGCGCATGTCTGAAAAGATAGATGGCGTTAGACGGCTATTCTGCAAATCACTTGACGGATCCGTAACTGCATGGAGCCGAACCGGGCATGAAGACAAATGGCTTGGGCACATTACAGGATTCCTAGACGCTCCTTGGTTCCCCACCGAAACTGTCTACGACTGCGAGCTCGTGGATAGAGAGTTATATTTCAAAAATGTTCCCAGCTTTGTCCTTCGTCAAAACACCAGCGCAAAAGCAAGCCAGCAATATTCCGACAATAAGCTTGACCTCATGGCTGTTTGTTTTGACATCTTTAAGCTCGGAGGAGATACCAGACGGGGTCAGGTTCGAGATGCTGAATTATATTCTCTGTTCAATTCAGCAACAAAGGCCGACCCCATTATCCGAGTACCTATCTTCGGAAATATTTGGGGAGCAGACACCAAAACCCTAAAACAAACTATGGATTCTGTCATCAAGAAGAATGGCGAAGGCCTTATGCTAATGGATATGGATTCTCCATACATTGCAGGACGTAGTAAGGCTCTTCTCAAAGTAAAGCAGATGAAAGAATTCACTGGAAAGATTATTGATATTGAGATGGCTCGGCCTGGGACGAAGATTGATGGTATGGTCGCTGCGGTCATTTGCGAAGTTCCCAAATGCACCGTCCCGGTTCGAGTCGGTAGCGGATTCACCGACGCCGAGAGACTCGAGATGACAGTAAATTCCCCAATTGGAAAAGAAATTGAGATTGATGCTTTTTCATATTCAAAGAATAGAAATGGTGGAATTTCGCTTAATTTACCCATATTCAAACAATTCGCGCAGATTTAACTTCGTCTATAATGAGAAGAAACGGCTCTGACCGGTACAATGTGATGATCAATAATGCATTCAGATTTAAGTAGCATGGGATCTATCAGCGGAAACGCGAGTAAGACTCTGAAGATAGAAAACAGCATTGTATTCTTCTCATTTATATTTTAAAAAGGAGAGAAAGAATGATCACATTTGATAACACCCAGACAATGGGATGGGATCACGCTATTCGAGGAATGCGTAACCCAATGAATAGCTGGGACAAATCGGACAGCGGCTGGACCAAAAGAGGCGATAAACCAGGAGATATTGAAATAGAATCCGATTGGGACGGAGACAGCCGATTATTGGTTGGCGCAACCGACAAGGCGCTCATGATGATGCTCGCTAAAGGTGGATCGGTTCACGCCAAGTATCGGCGAATGATCGTTGTCTATACTGATATTACGGCGCCTCTGTATTGGTGGAAAGAGTTCGACACATATAAAGTTGGTACCGTTGCAAACTCTTGCTCAACAATGCATAAAATTCATGAAAAGGAGTTTACTCTTGATGATTTTTCGCATGAACATTTAGAAAGTTTCGACCGCTTATTTAATGGTTATGATGTTTTAAACAGCATCGTCAATGGGTTAAATTGCGCCAGGGAGTCATATCTCACAACCAAAGACAAAAAATACTGGTGGCAGATGATTCAGCTTCTCCCTTCCTCTTATAATCAAAAACGAACAATCATGATGAACTATGAGGTCTTGGCAGGAATCTATCCGGACAGAAACGACCATAAGCTCGATGAGTGGTACGACTTTTGCAATTGGATCAAGATGCTTCCATGTTCTGATATTATTATAGTGAGGAAGGGATACAACTGATGGAAATGACATCTGAAAGTTGGAGCTGGAGTCGACAGATTCCGAAGACTGCTGAAATGCATGTTATATTTGCTGGTGGGGAGGATAATATGGATAACAGAACCTTCTGTAATAAGTGTAGCCATTTCGGCGTATGCACTTATAAGGACGACTTTCTTAAGTTACGGACAACTATTGACGAACTGGTGATCGATGTGGCGAATAAAGATTCCACAGTCAAGAAGATATGTGTCCGGGATATTCCATTTATTAAGCCAATTAATTTGGTCTGTAAATTCTATTCCACTGATATTCTATTTCGCGATAAGGAGGGGCAAATAGATGGCTGAGATGCAGGATAGGAAGCCCGTATGCTGTTGTGACAGTTGCGATCATTTTAGTGTATGCGCCTACAAGGAGGACTTCCTCAGGATAAAGGCTACTAGCGATGAACTGAGTCTGAGTATCAATTCAGCAAATAAAGATTTACCAATCAAGGTAATCAATGCTCTGTTCTGCCAATTCTATTTCACTGATTTTTCCCGTCGACATCGATAAAGGAGGACATATAAATGCCCGAAGAATCAAAGCTTACCCGTTCGAGTCTGGACAACATGATCCCATCCAATGCTAAGTCAGTAAAGCCTCAGGAATCCAAGGAAAGGAAAAAGCTCGCCCCGGTGGTTAAAGGTAAAGTGTCAAAGCAGAAAAAATCCGTGGGTCAAAAGTTCAAGGAAGCCTTTCTGGGAGACACGACCAAGTCGGTATCCGAATATTTGTTGTATGATATTCTGGTTCCGACAGTAAAAAATATGCTCAGCGAAATGATCGGTGGAGGAACGGACATGTTTTTATTCGGCGAGAGACGCCGTGGGTCGAGTCCTCCGAGAAACCGGACATTCTCCAGCTATGACAAATATTATCAAAGCTCTGCAAACGACAAAGCTGAGCCGAACAGAAATGCAAAGGTCCAGCATGACTTTGATGATATTGTCTTCGACAGCCGTAGCGAGGCTGAGGCGGTCCTGAGCTCTCTTGTCGACCTGACGATTGAGTATGGCCAAGCTTCGGTCATGAACTTCTATGACCTTAGCGGAGTTCCATCCAGTTATGTTGACGATGGATTTGGGTGGTCTAATCTGCGTTCGGCCTATACGGACCGCATACGTAATGGGTACGTGATCCGATTCCCTTCCGTCAAATCGTTGTAATGAGGAGGCATTATGAGCATAAATTTTTCAAGGAAGGTTTCGCAGATGCGCCTATGGTTATTGCACCAATCTGAGAGTCCATCTTGGAAGGAGGAAATATCTTGGAAGAAGAAAATCCAGCATATGTCAGATGAACAAATTATTGCCACGTACACCAATATGCGCGATGACGTTTATATTTGCCAGTCCTGTGGGACCATAGTGGCGGCCTATTTGAAAGAATGCCCGGAATGTGGAGGTATAGAAGATGAAAATATCTGAACAACAGAAAGCGATACTTAAGGATCACCTGAAAAAACAGGGATTAAACCGCGATGAACGACGCAAAGAGATGAAAAAATGGAAGGAGTATTTCGGTGAGAATAACAAAAAGTCCGACAGCCGTAACTCCTAAATATGCGGATAATGGGTCGGCGGGGTTGGACTTATATGTCGACACCGCCTATGAATACGAGCTCCAGCCAGGAGAGACATATCTGCTACCTACTGGCATACATGTGGAAATTCCAAGGAATCATTTTGGAGCAATTTACCCGAGAAGCTCCTTACACAAGAAAGGCTTAACTCTCGCAAATAATGTGGGCATAATCGATAGCTCATATCGCGGAGAAATTATGTTACCAATTAAGAATATATTCTCTGATGTAATCCGCATCAACGGCCAGTGGGGTCTTCGGACTGCACTGGCCCAATTGATTGTACAGCCTTACCGGTTCGAGAAGATCGAGGTGATAGACACCGATCTAAGCGTAACAGAACGTGGGGAAGGAGGGTTTGGATCAAGTGACGATGGAGGAAAATCCAGTAACACTGGAGGAAGTGATTAATCATTATTACGATACGCTCGTCAAAGCGATGAGAGAGTATTGCAATATGCACAACTTGTATCCATGGGAAATCCAGATTGACACAGAAATCAGAGATGATGCTCAGCTGGTAATAAATTTATATTTCAAAGGAGCCCAGAATAATGACAAATGACAAGGTATTTTATCAGGCATTAAAGCGTATTCAAAAGAAGTATCCCGAACATTATGCCAAATCCGGTTTATGTGAAATTATATTTGATGGAGAGAGCTATGCTTATAAGCCTGTCCATCTGAAGATTGCGGATAAAACCGATGACGGCAATGCGAATACCCGTGACCGGTACATGGGCATTCTCCTAAAAGAGTTCAACAACATGTACGAAAAGACCGAAAACTATCGGATTCTTTTTAATAAAATCTATGATATTTACGGGCACGAGGAAGCCACATTCTTTCTTTCTCGTGAAATTATAGGCTCGATTTATGTCCACAACTCTGTGAATATTTCGACAAAACCCTACTGCTTCGCCTATGACTTTGACAAATTGGCAGAGCATGGGGCGTTCTTCACTGATATTTCCGACAGGCCGGCTCAGCATCTTGACAGCTTCATTCAGCACGTCATTGAGTTTGTTGCAGTGACCTGCCGCGAGACAACTGGAGCCGTTGGAATGCCGGCTTTATTTCCCTACATGTGGTACTTCTGGGACAAGGACAAGCGCGAAAATTATATTTCCGACCCGGCCAGATACCTCAAGCAGCAAATTCAAATGCTTGTCTATAAACTGAATGGCTCCGAGATGCGGATGAACGAAGCGGCCTTCACTAATACGTCATGTATGGACGAATCATATCTTGAGCACTTCTTCGGGGACAGGCTATTCCCGAACGGAGAACCGGTTATCAAGCATATTTCTGAAATAGTCGACTTTGAGAAAGAATTCCTCAAATGTGTAAATGATATTCTGTGTCATAAAGTTATGACCTTCCCGGTGAACACTGACTGCCTGCTCTACGATAGGGAAAAATCCGAATTTGTCAATGGCAAAACAGGAAAAGAATTCAGCGACCTCAATATGCAATGGTCGAATTCCAACTTGTACTGCGGCGATGATATTTCAACCCTGAGTACATGCTGCAGGGTTCTTAATAATGTTGACGAAATGAACGCCAAACAGGAAAAATTGCATGGCTTTACCAATTTCATAGGCGGATCCGACCTCAATATTGGAAGCGTCGGTGTCATCACAATGAATCTCCCCCATCTGGCTTATAAGGCATTCAATAGTTTTATATTTACGCTCAAGGCCGACAGCTGGTTTAAAATTAAAAATTGTTTACTTGATTCTATTGCCGAAATGACGCTTAAAACCTGCCAATATTTACATTGTGTTCGGGCTGTAATCCAGGACTTGATTGACCGTAAAGCTTTAAAGATTTACGATCTCGAGTTGGCGACGATTGAGAGGCAGTTCAACACCGTGGGATTTATAGGCCTATATGACTGCGCCCGAATTATGGGGCTTACAGAGTCTGATGATATTTTGAAGTTCGAGAAAATGGTCCTCGAGCTTATCACCAAGACCACACAAAAATTTGCGGAAGACAAAGATTACTCTATTAACGTCGAGCAGATTCCTGGTGAGTCCGCTTGCGTCAAACTTGCTCAGAAGGACAAGCTAACCTTTGGCAAAGATGTGCAATTACTCGATTGCTATAGCAATCAATGGATTCCCTTGAGCGAGTATCGGTCTATTAGCGACAGAGCCGAATACGCTGCCGTTCTCGATAAACTGTGCGGAGGGGGATCAATTCTACATATTAATATCGATGCTCCGTTTACAAACTCGGAGCAGGCTTGGAACGTTTTAAACAAAACCGCGGAAATGGGTGTCATTTACGAGGCATTCAATACCCGGATTGACGTCTGTGAGGATGAGCACGGCTTCTACGGAGACACTTGCCCGCTTTGCGGAAAGCCAAAGGCCGGTGAAGCTACTCGGCCTGTAGGGTTCATAACCCTTGTGAAGAACTGGATACCGAGTCGAAAAGAAGAATACAAGACTCGTAAGTGGATCGAAAATAAAACAGTTTAAAGGAGTTTATAAATGGAAACTAGTATAATCAAAAAATTACCTGGAGCCGAGGTTCTTGAAGAAGTCATGCATAAAAACGGAGGTTTTTGCTTATGCAAGCCTAACCATGATGTGACTACTAAATGCCCTTGTCAAGAATTCCGGGATCAGTTTATGGGCGATTGTACTTGTGGATTATATACAAAGATTCCAGCGGACTATATTATATTTACGCGCGAGGGCTGTCCTCGCTGCAACATCTTGAAAAAAGAACTCGACCGAATGGAAAAAAATTACGTCGAGTCAACAGAGTATCCGGACGGCGTCGTGGAATTACCGGTTCTAATGACCCCTTCCGGGATGCTCTATAACTATCGTGGAGCATTAGATTTCTTGAACGCCAAGGAGGCCAAGGAGGTCTCGAATGCATCTAAAACAAATAATTGACGAAAGTTTTGGCGATTACAAACAGGCATCAATGCTTCTGGTCGTTCCCGAATGTACTTGGAAATGCAAAGGCTGTCAGAATACACATCTTGCCGAATTGGAAACCAAAAATTTCCCGGATGAAGAAATTTGGGGAAGGTATGAGAAAAACGCCATAACAAGCGCAATTGTTATGGGAGGATTAGAGCCTTTCTGCAATATGGACGAAGTTGTAAGCTTTATTGATGCAGGAGTTGCTCGGGGGCAGGATACTCCAATAATCATATATACCGGGTATGATATTAGTATCACAAGCGACAGCTTCATCCAAGCAGCTCAAAGATATCGTGGGCAAATTCTCGTCAAGTTTGGTCGTTATATTCCGAATATGCCCAAAGTTTATAACAAGCATCTGGGTGTATTTCTTGCCTCGCCGAATCAGTACGTCGTGATATTTTAGCAGTAAAATCTTACCCTATAATGAGAAATAATCATTATATTGGAGGCTAATAAAATGGAAAAGAACTTATTTGTAAGAATCTGCGAAACGGATGTCACTGACATACAGGAACAACTACATAAGCTAAAGACTTAACAACTTGAAAGGTATGGCGTATTCGATGAAAGAATCGTAACAAAATTATATCAAGTGAAAAGTCTTGCGCTGGCAATTGTCATGTACGAAGAATTTCCGACAGACCAAGATTTAAGGCAAGATGTTTATGAAAAATATTGGGCAACAATGAACGGATTATGGTTAATGGGAATAGAGGTCTAGGGAAACCTAGGCCTCTGGCCTTTTTCATTTATATCTTAGCCTATAATGAGAATTATATTGGAGGTGAAAACTCGTGACTTATAAGCAAATTGAAGCAAGTCGTGAAATTAGACTCTGGATTACTGGCATATTGGGGCCCGTCATAATAGGCACGGCAACAATTATAGCCAATAATCCTGAGCTAAGAGACACAATTTGTGTAAAAGCGAAATCTAAGGTCGAGGAACTCAAAGCCAAGGTAAGAAAAAAGGAGTAAGAAAATGCTCATGACGATTTTAAGTTTCGTCGTCTTGGCAGTATTGTTATATTTGCTCGTAGCTACAATAATTCCGGCATTAGTCGGGATATTATGGATAGGAGGAATCATATACATTACGTACAAGATTATACGAGAACTTCTTAAATGACTAGAGAGCTTCGGCTCTCCTTTTCTCGCAAAAATAACATCCTCTATAATGAGAGATACTTAATTATATTTAGGAGATGTTATTATGAAGAAGTTTAGCTTCGGGATAATGGCGTTGGCAGTATTAATAGGAGGTTATTTCGGCTCGATATTTGGAGTCGCGATAGCCATCGGAATATGCCTTACGCTTGATGGCCTGGTAGAGGAACTACAGAGAAATAAATCAACAAAGAGTGTGAGTGTTGAACTCAAGAAAGAGGGTAAGAAAGATGCTTGAATTAGTAATCGCTTTAGCAATTATATACTTGATCGTAAGATACGTCAAGCAAGATAATTCGAAAAAGTAATACAAATTCACAGGGATCATTCGATCCCTTTTTGCTTACGCGATTGCTAATTAAAAGGAGAATTATTATGAAAAAGTGCGCCATTCGTGCGTTAGCATTAATTGTCTTGATAGGCTGTTATTGCGGTACAATCTATTTGGTGGCAGAATGGGATACACTAGTGCTCCTGACGAATATACTATTTTGGTATCCGATGGTGTTTATCGTATATATTCTATGTGATAGCATAGTCGAAGAATCGCGAAAAAAACATAGACTATAATGAGAACATATAAAAATTATAAGGAGGATATTATAGTGGAAAACGAAGAAATCGGCATAGACCTTAATGAGGAAGAAGCGGATACGGAAATAATTGTGGAGGTGGAAAAACCGAAAAAATCCATAAAGAAGAAACTTTTAATCGCAGGTGGCGTGGTAATAGGATTGGTTCTGGGGGCAATAGTCCTTGGAAGCAAGAAACAAACCATCGCCGAAGAGCGACTGGAAGAGTCTGATGATGAGGATGGTGAAGACACCGAAACGAAAACCGAAGACGAAACGAAATAACATTCGGCGTTTGGCAGATATTTGTGAAAACAAGTATCTTCCTTTTATATTTTTGAAGAAAGGAGATTAAAATGAGGCAATACACAATCGGAAGCTTTCTATTTGACTTGTTCATGTGCTCTATCACTGGTGGACTCTGGCTTATCTGGATATTTGTCCGTGAGATGCGGAATAGTAGTAAAGACGACTAATTATATTTAAAAAGGAGAGAATAATGAATATTAAAGCAATCGGTGGATCAATTGTATTCACCTTAAAGAAATACTCACCTGAGATTCTCATGGGAGTGGGTATTGTAGGTGTAGTTGGAAGCACCGTTCTGGCATGCAAAGCAACCCTCAAATGTGAGGCGCTCTTGGATACACATAACGACAAGATGGGCAAAGTCAACGAAGCACTCGAGATGGGCAAAGTCAACGAAGCACTCGAGATGGCCAATGAACCAGTTCTGGAAGGCTCCAGGAGCCTCGTAGACTACTCTCAGGACGACGCAAAGCAGGACCGTATATTAATCACAACCCAGACAGTAATCGGCTTTGTGAAGCTCTACGGGCCTTCTGTGACCCTTATGGGCGCCTCCATAGGCTGCATCCTGGGTGCGCATAAAATCATGGCAAAACGTAACGTCGCGCTCATGGCGGCATACAAAGTCGTTGAGCAGGCATTCAATGAATATCGTCAGCATGTCGTTGGCGAACTCGGTGAAGCCAAAGATGCGCACTTCCGTTACGGCACCGAGACAGTGGCCAACGAAGAGACTGTGACGGATGAAGAAACCGGTAAGAAAAAGAAAGTTAAGACAGAGAAAGAAGAAATCGTTCCTGGAATCAAACTGAGTGGCTTCGCTCGAGTATTTGAGCCCGACAAGCCTGATCAATACGGCGGGTGGACAGGATCGACTCAGTGGAGTCCTGTGCATGATTACAACCTGTCCTTCCTGCAGGCAAAGGAGTCATATTTCAATGATATGCTCGTGTCCAAAGGATTCGTGACAATGAACGACGTCTACGACGAGCTGGGATTCCCTCGCACAGATGCGGGAATGATAGCGGGATGGCGATATAAGTCTGCTCGTGGTGACAACTATATATCTTTCCAGCCTGCTGGTATTGATGGAAATTGGGCAACTGGTAAGGACGGCGACAGCGTCATACTGGATTTCAATATTGATGGCTCGATATTTGATATCAATGCTGTCCGCGAAGAAATGAGATGAATACCACAAAGACCCTGATTCTGGTCGACTGGTCAAATACGATGTATCGAAGCTGGTTTTCGAGCGTAGACAAAACGTGGGTCGCCTATGCTCGATTCTTCGATATGCTCAGAGCCTGCGTGCATAAAGTAAAGCAGCCCAATGTCCCCATCGAATTGATATTTTGTGGGGAGTCACGGGTTCCACTCGAGCGCAAGAAAATCGATCCGGCATACAAGTCGAACAGAGTACCCAATAAAAATGAAGAATTCCGTCAGTACAGACAGGGCCTATGTGACCTACTGCAGAGGCTTAACTGGGCCCTTATCTCTTATCCAGGGTATGAGGCGGATGACTGCATTGCAAGTATTGTAGCTACTACTTGCCATAGGTGCTACTGCAAGACAAAGTGCACAAATTGTCATTGCGCAGACGGGTATACGACCGATATCGTGATATTCTCGGGTGATCGTGATCTTCAGCAGCTGTTAGCATGGGATCGAGTGACCATTTGGCGCGAAGGTAAGAGGTTTGACCGCCAATGGTTTGAGAAAGAGTATGATATTCCGGTTGCGGATTTTCCCATCTGGAAGGCTCTTTGGGGAGATACCTCTGACAACATCAAAGGCGTTACAGGTTTTGGGCCGGTCAAGGCTCGAATCGCTATCAATGCTGGATCAGTCGAGGAGGATATTTGGGAGATTGCAGGCCAGCAGGGCATGGAAGACTATATTAAGGCTCTTCAATTAATTGAATTAAACATAAATTTACCAATCCGACCTGCAGATTTCCGTCAGTTTTCCAAAAATGGATATGGCCCGATTTCAATGGCGGAATTGGACGAACTCAGTGATATTGATGAGAGAATTTTGCTTGAAATCAAGCGATTGCTGGAGGAGATGAAGTGAGTTATATTTTGTCGTACGAGCCGACAAATCCGCTAGAGGTCACTAATGCTTTGTTCTTTTATCCTTCAATTAATCGATTCGCCGACGAAAACGGCAATGTTTTGGATGATTTGCACAGCTATTTCAGTACGGTTCAGCTCGATTTATGGAAAAAGCAACAAAAATCGAGTTATATGATCGATCGTCGGGGTGAAATATGCGCTTTGTATTACCCTGACTCGGAAACTGAAGAGCAATTGTGCACTCACAGATGCCTATGGTGCCCGCAAGACTGTGATATTCGTGAGTTATGGGACCGATGGGAAGAAGAACAGCTCGGATTTTACCAAAATGCAATTTATATTGAATAGAAAAGGAGTAACAAGACGATGTCAAAGATTACTTTTGGGATATTCTCACTCGGAATGCTCGGTTTGGGATTTGGAGTGGGATATTTATGGTGCAAAAAGCAGCTCGAAGCCTCATACCAAAGAGATTTGGATGAGGTAAAAGAGCAATTACAGGGGCTAAAAAGGCAAAATGGTGAAGGAAAATCCGAAATGGAGCCCGACTCGGAGTTTTATATTTCTGAGGTTGAGGATAGAGAAACCTTTGAAAAGGACCAGCAAGAGTCGCTCGAGCATCTGAATACGCTTGTAAATCAGACCTTATACGCGGGTCAGGACAAAGGAAAACCCATTATCAGCTACAATAAAGTTAAACCCGAGCTTAAAGCCATGGCAGAAAAAATCAAAAAACAACTTGAGGAGGATGGAATATATGATGAAGACATCGGGATGGAAGAAGATTCGGAAGAAGATGAAGGCGATATTGAAGAGTCTTCGGAAGATGTTGAAAAAATAGGGCTCGATTCTCAGACGATGCACGAAGCCGCTGACTGGGCAGAGAAGCACAGCGACACCCCGTACCTCATCGATTATGATGATTTTGAGGAAAATGAGCCGAAATATGAGCGGGAAGCGCTGTTTTTCTACAATGAGGATGCCGTTTTATGTGACGAAGACGACAAAATCATTGATGAATATGAGGATTTGATAGGCTACGAGTGGGAAAAAGTGTTCTTCAGACAGACAAATGCCTGGGTCCGCAACGATAAATTGAAGACTATGTACGAAATTCATTCGGTTCCGCAGGCATATTCGGAGGTCGTTGCCGGCTTTATCGGCACAGACCGCGAGCGGGAATTCAATCGAAAAGCTCGGATGAAACAGATAATGGACCAATAAAATCATGGAATATAATGAGAAGGGCCCTCACGGCCTTTCTTTTTTGACGGTAGAAAGGAGCCTAAATGGGTAAAGAATCGTTATATTTGGACTGGCTGATGGATGATGAGGCGTTATATTTGGACTGGTTGACCGATAATTTTTGTAAGTGTAAGGATGCCAAGTATACCAGATTGCTCCAAAAATTTTGGGAAAAGGAGTTCTACTCGCTGATTCCGCATGATGAAGACAGGGGGAAAGACGGTTTAGCATATCGTGAAAAGTGGTCTGCTGAGACCGGATTGGAGTCGGATTTCGGGTGTCCGAGAGTTTTGGAAGTTCTTATAGGCTTGTCAGAACGCATCCATTCGCAGCTTTGGGGAGGCCAATACGCTGATAAGTGGAGCAGGACGGACCTCTTTTGGAAGCTTGTTGGGAACTTAAAAGTGTTGCAGTATGACGATTCTTACCTAGGTGGAATCTCTGAACCGGTGGGAAACGCGTTGGAAAACTGGTTAGAGAGGAAGTATTCTAAGGACGGAACGGGCGGAATTTTCGTGGTAAAGGACGTTGAGAAAAACTTCAAAAAACTGAATTTATGGGACCAAATGCAGATTTTTGTGCGAGAAGAGTGGCCACTTTAGGCTTCATTTTTAGGGTGCAAATCCGAAAAATGGGGTGAAAAAAACGAAGCGGAGGCCTAGGCTTCAAAAAAAAGTGAAGCGGCTTCGTTTTTGAAAAAAAAATGAAGCCTAAAAAAGGGTCAAAAAAGGCCTAAAAAGGGCCTAAAAACGGGGTTTTTGGGGGTATTTTGGGCATGTTTTTAGGTCCGCTTCACTTTTGGGTGCAAATTACAGTTATTTTTACATTACACTCTAGAAAAATTTTAAAAAAATATATAGAGCAATGTACGAAAATGCTATTTATTTTTGCATATTTGCACCCGAGCATAAAAATGGCACTTTTTCATACAAAAAATAAAGAAAGGAGGACCTATGTTTGGACTTCATAAATCTGGTCAAAACGGTCGCGAAGAACACCAGCAAAACTCAGGAAGCTGGGGATATTTTACTCGACATAGATTTTAAAGTTGCTAAGTCAAAAGACTTAATGACTCGTGGTCATTCTTTCTATGGAGTATGGGATGAGCGGCGCCATATCTGGAGTAAGAACGAAATGGAAGTTCCCGAAATAATTGATGCAATTGTTTTGGAGGCGGTTAAGGCGGAAGAGGCCAAGGGCCAAACCGTTCACTATTCATTAGCCCAAAATTACAAATCGGGAGTTTGGTCAAGATACACCTCATTTATAAAACTTATGCCTGATAACTGGAAGCCGCTTGATAATAAAATATATTTTGCTAATGATGAACTGACGAGAAGTAGTTACGCAACTCATAAGCTCCCCTACGCCTTGGAAGCTGGTGAGTGCCCAAACTATGAAAACCTTATCAGTGTGTTATATTCTCCTGATGAGCGTGAAAAGCTTGAGTGGTCAGTAGGCGCAATATTAACTGGCGATAGTCGGCACATCCAAAAGTTTATTGTGCTCTATGGTGAAGCAGGCAGTGGTAAATCCACATTCCTCAATATTGTTCAAAAACTTATTGAGGGGTATTATATTTCGTTCAATGCAAAAGAACTAGTCGGAAACAATTCCTTTGCCACAGAGGTATTTCGGAACAATCCTTTGGTGGCTATTCAACATGACGGTGACTTATCCAAGATAGAAGACAACAGCACCCTCAATTCCATAATCTCGCACGAAGAGATTGTTATCAACGAAAAGCATAAGACACAATACTCAGCAAAGATTAATTGCTTTTTATATTTAGGGACCAATAAGCCTGTTAAGATTCCTGATAGTAAATCGGGACTGCTGCGTCGTCTGGTTGACGTTCGCCCTTCAGGGAAAAAAGTTACTAAAAGCGAGTACGATAAGTTAGTCTCAGGTATCGACTTTGAATTGGGTGCTATCGCTCATCATTGCATTAATGTCTACAAGAAGATGGGCGAGGACTACTATCGGTCGTATCGTCCTAAAGAGATGATGTTTGAAACCAACACTGTATTCAATTTCATAGAGGAGAATTTCTTGGTTCTTAAAAGGGAACCCTTTATTACTTTAAAACAACTCTATGACATGTATAAAGAGTTTTGTAATGAGACGGGCGAAACATATCCATTAAAGCGAGGAATGTTTCGTGGTGATATGATGGCGTACTTTGACATGTTCAAGGAAACGCATAAGGCGGGTGACAAGCAGTATCGTTCGTGTTATATTGGCTTCAAAAGTGATTTAATTGATGGCAAGGATCGAATCCCCGTGGAAGATTGTGATGAGGAGATTCCCGAATGGTTATCATTCGACTCCTCAGAATCATTGTTAGACCAAGAGTTTAAAGACCTCCCCGCTCAATATTGTAGGGAGGAGACGGAAGCCCCAAGAGTTAAATGGGTGAACTGTACTACGACCCTGAAAGACTTGGATCCTCATCAACTACATTACATAAGCGGGGTGCCTGAGAATAACATCGTCGTGGATTTTGATTTGAAGAATGAGAAAGGAGAAAAGGATGAAGAGTTAAATTTAAAGGCAGCTAGTAAATGGCCAAAGACTTATGGGGAATATAGTAAAAGCGGTAAAGGCATTCACCTGCATTATATTTACTCGGGCGAGTCTTTGGACCTTAGTCGTATATATTCCGATGGAATTGAGATTAAGGTATTTACTGGAAACGCGAGCCTTAGACGTAAGCTCACCAAATGCAATTCGGAGAAAATAACTACTATTTCATCTGGATTGCCCTTACGCGAGAGAAAAGGAGGCGATGGAGTGTTAGACAAGAAGACGGTTGAGGATGAGAATCACTTGCGGGTTATGATTAAGAAATGCCTCAACAAGGAGTTTCACGGAGCAACCAAACCCGAATGCGATTTTATATTTAAGCTTCTGGATGAGGCATATAAGAGCGGAATGGTTTACGATGTGACTGATATGCGAAACGCGATATTTAACTTTGCAATACAATCATCGAATCAATCCGCGTACTGTATCGACTTAGTCAACAAGATGAAGTTTGCATCCGACGTCGAATCCATTCCAAATGTTGCACCAGACGAATTGATGTTCTTTGACGTCGAAGTCTTTAAAAATCTGTTTCTGATTTGCTATAAAATGAAGGGCTCGACCGATGTTATTTCTTTGGTAAACCCTACTCCACAAGAAGTTGGCGAATTATTCAAATTTAAACTGGTTGGCTTTAACAATTACCGATATGACAACCATATTTTGTATGGACGTTATATTGGCTATACTAATGAGCAGCTGTATAATTTGAGTATGAGAATTATATCCAAGGAAGGCTCGGTTAAGAGCGGATTCCGGGAAGCATATAATATTTCGTATACTGATATTTATGACTTCTCTTCAAGCAAGCAATCTCTCAAAAAATGGGAGATAGAATTAGGTTTGCACCATCAAGAATTTCCATTTAAATTCGATGAAGACTTGCCAGAGCAGTATTGGCCGTTATGCCAAGAGTATTGCACAAATGATGTTCTTGCCACAGAGGCCTTATTCCATCATTTACAGGCTGATTTCTTAGCTCGTGAGATATTAGCCGACCTTGCCGGCGGAACGCCGAACATGACCACAAACACTCTTGTCACGAGAATCGTATTCGGGGAAGACAGAAATCCAACATTGCAATATACTCATCTTGAGGAAGTATTTCCCGGATATGAATTTGTTCGTGGCGCAGATAATAAGATGCATAATATGTATCGCGGCGTCGACGTTAGTATGGGCGGGTATGTTTATGCTGAGCCTGGAATATATACCGATACCGCAATCCTGGATATTATATCAATGCATCCGACCTCGCTAATCGAAATGAATTACTTTGGGAAATACACTAAAAATTATGCGGATATTAAGGCAGCTCGTATTGCAATCAAGCATAAGGACTACGAAGCTGCTAAACAGATGCTAGGAGGCAAATTAAGCCCATATCTGACCGATTCTTCAAAAGCTGATGGATTAGCCTATGCGCTTAAAATAGCCTTAAATAGCGCCTACGGGCTCACCAGTGCGTCCTTCCCAAATGTAATGAAGCATAAAGATAATGTAAATAATATTATAGCTCTTAGAGGAGCTTTATTCATGAAGACACTTCAGGATGAGGTGCAGGCTAGAGGATTTACGGTTGTTCATATTAAGACCGATAGTATTAAGATTGCTCATGCCACTCCAGAGATTATTGACTTCTGTAAAGAATTTGCAAAGAAATATGGGTATGGATTTGAGCATGAGGCCACTTATGAAAAGATATGCCTCGTTAACAATGCTGTGTATATTGCGAAGTATGCTTGGTCCGCAAAGCCAAAGGAAATTGGTAAGTGGGTAGCGGTCGGTGCTCAGTTTGCAGAACCCTATTTATTCAAGAAATTATTTAGTAAAGAACCAATTGTATTTGAGGATTATGAACAAGTTCAGTCTGTTACGAGTCCGAGCGTGATATTCTTGGATTTCAATGAAAATTTACCAGAAGGTGAGCACAATTATGTTCACGTTGGAAAGGTCGGGTCATTTGTTCCAGTTGTTGCGGGGAGTGGAGGGGGTTGTCTCTATAGGGAAACCGACGGATCCTATTTTGCATTAAGTGGAACGAAAGGGTATCGATGGAAAGAAAGTGAAATTGTTAAATCCCTTGATAAAGAGGACGATATTGATATTTCATATTTCGAGATTCTTGCTGATAAAGGAATCCAGACAATTCAAAAATTTGGGCCATTGGAAACTTTGCTCGATGACTACGAGAACCCCGATGCCCCAAATGATAGTAATGAGGACTTAATTGGTTTTGACGATTATCCTCATCAACCAACAATAGCGCAAGCTATACAAGAAGGAGTTAAATAATGGCAGTAGCTAAAGTTTATCAGGTGAAAGACCCGGTGACAATTTATAATGCGAAACTCATGTTTCGTAATTTTAGTGGAGAAGAAACACAGTATAATCCTAAAGGAAGTAGAAACTTTTGCATATTTTTGGATGCGCCCATTGCTGAACAAATGGAGAAAGATGGATGGACCATTCGTTATCTTGATTCAAGGGATGGAGGGGATCCTCAACCAGTCCTTTCGGTTAAAGTTTCCTTTGGAAATATACCGCCCAATATTGTCGTGATATCTCAAGGCCGGCAATCTCGGTTAAGTGAGGAGAAGGTGAACATGCTTGACTGGGCCGAGATTGAATTTTGCGACGTTCAGGTTAATCCTTTCAACTGGGGTCCGATAGGTGGAAAATCTGGTTGCAAGGCTTATTTGAAGTCACTATACGCGACGCTTGTTGTCGACGAGCTCGCCGCAAAGTATAATTACCACGAGGGAGCCGACGAGGCAATTGGCGGGTGTGGTAATTGTGAGGTCTGCGACGGAAATTGTGGCAGTACTTCGGCTCTGTAAATAATCATTAAAAATAAGGAGGTGAGCGATTTGATACAACTGACTGAGTACCAGCAGAAGGCTGTTAATGAAATGCATAATGGATGTATTTTGGTTGGCGGGGTAGGGAGTGGAAAATCGCTCGCTGCCCTTTCTTTTATATTTACAAAGTGGCTGGATGGTCTAACTCCAGTTGTTACCCCAGGCCAATATAGAAAGCCATCTATCCAAACAGACATTTATATTATTACTACAGCTCGAAAAAGGGATAGTACTGACTGGCTTAAAGAAGCAAGTAATATCCCAATGAATATTAAGTCAATAGACTCATGGAATAATATTTCAAAGTATATTAATATAAAAGATTCCATTTTTATATTTGATGAGCAACGAGTTGTCGGCTCCGGGACTTGGAGTAAAGAATTTATTAAGATTGCTAAAAGTAATCAATGGATTCTTTTATCGGCAACTCCTGGGGATAATTGGACCGATTATATTCCGGTCTTTGTTGCAAATGGTTTTTATAAGAACAGGACTGAATTTTGTAACCGGCATATTATTTATTCCAGATTTAGCAAATATCCTAAAGTAGAACGGTACTTGGAAATTTCAAGGTTAATACGTTTACGTGACTCAATAATTGTTCGAATGCCGGATGTAAGGCATACTGTTCAGCATCACATGGATTCGGTTTGCAATTACGATGTTGTGGCATATAATCGGCTTTTGCAGGACCGCTGGAATATTTTTACTGATAGCCCAGTTCGTGATATTTCTGAATTATGTTATGCCTTACGCCAGGTCGTTAATTCAGATGAGTCGAGAGTATCAAATTTAGACGCGATATTAAATCAACATCCCCGGCTAATTATATTTTACAATTTTGATTATGAATTAGAAATTCTTAGAGATTGGTGTAGTCAACAAAATATCCAGTTCTCCGAATGGAACGGCCATTTACATCAAGAAATTCCAGAAGGAAAACAATGGGTTTATATTTGCCAATACACTGCTGCAAGTGAGGCATGGAATGCAATAACAACAGATACCATTATATTTTATTCGCAGACATATTCATACAAGCAAATGATTCAAGCAGCCGGAAGAATTGATAGAATGAATACTCCGTTCACGCATCTATATTATTTTCATTTATTATCCTGCAGTTCAATTGATAACGCGATTCGAAAATCTTTAAATGTTAAACAAAACTTCAACGAAACCCTATTTGTTAATTAATGAATTCGCAGAAAAAACATGGCCTATAATGAGAAGGTAGGAGCTGACTCCGGGTTCGATTCCCGGATTAATATGGGTATTAGCAGTTCTTATCTTTTTCTTTATTTTTATTTTATGATCGGAGGCTGAATATGCAAAAAGAATCTGAATTTAAAACGAAGCTCTATAAAGAAATTCGAGATAGATTTCCAGGAACAGAAGTTGTTATTAATGACCCCACCTATATTCAAGGCTTCCCCGATGTGACTGTGTATTTTCCAAATGGTCAATACATGCTGTTAGAATGTAAAAGAAATTCTAAAGCCTCTCATCGGCCAAATCAGGAATATTATGTTAATGAGTCAGATTTAAAAAACAATGCGACTTTTATATTTCCGGAAAATAAGGAGGAAATTATGGAGGAGCTTGAAAGGAGATACAATGTGTGAAATGGAATAATCATTTGAATTTGGATGGCCGACATGCTTTTCTTAGTCCTTCTAAATATCATTGGGTTCGCTATGATGAACAAAAATTAGACGAAGTCTATAGTTCATGGCAAGCCGCACAAAGGGGAACCGAACTACACGAGCTTGCTTCGAGGCTCATAAAGAATAGAATAAAACTTCCATCAACCCCAAAGAAAACCTATAACATGTATATTAATGATTGCATTGGTTTTAGGATGGATCCGGAAGTTACATTATTTTATTCAGTTAATTGTTTTGGGACTTGCGACGCAATTTTGTTCAAAGATAATAAGCTAAAAATCTTTGATTTGAAAACGGGAGCAACTCCAGCATCAGCAAAGCAACTGGAAATTTATGCCGCTATATTTTGTTTGGAATACCGGTGTTCCCCAAATGAGTTAGATATTGAGCTTCGTCTTTATCAGAACGATGAAATTTTGTGTTGGAATCCTGATGCCGAGGAGATTTTGTATATTATGCAAAAAATTAAAGATTTTGATAAGCGAATCGAGCAAGCTACCTCTTAATTAAGATTAAGGAGGATTTTAGAATGGCATTTTTGATGCATTATGGTACAAAACGGCACAGTGGCCGATATCCTTGGGGGTCTGGAGATGAGCCTCAAAGGTCAAAAACTTTTGGGCAGCAAGTATCGGAATTAAAAAAACAAGGGTTGTCTGAAAAGCAAATAGCCGAGTCATTTGCTATGAATACAACTCAGTTAAGGGCTCGCATTCATACCGAATCAGAAGCCGTTTATGGCGCCCAGTCGGCAATGGCGGTGAGGCTCAAGGCGAAGGGTTATTCTGATTCCGCTATTGCGCAAAGGATTGGCGTTTCTCCAAATACAGTAAAAAAGATTCTGATGCCCGAAACAGAAGACCGGCACAAAGTAAACGAAGCCACTAAGAACATGCTTAAAGAGCAAGCAAATAAAAAAGGCATGATCGACGTTGGTACCGGATCCAATCTTCAGCTTCTTGGTGTGACCAAATCAAAATTAGATGTATCCATTGCCGAACTTGAATCGGAAGGATATGTGGTCACAAATATTCAAACACCGCAGCTAGGAACTTCAGGTAAGACAACCGTTCGTGTTTTAATGTCTCCCGATACACTAACTACTGCCCGAAGCGCATATAAAGAGCAGTACCCCGAAAAATGGGCCACAAAAACAGATGAGGAAAGAACTGTTTCCGCTGCCTATTTGCATGCGACGAAGAATTCGGGTGACATTCGTATGATTAGCGATTGGTCTTCGGATGGTGGCGTAACCTATAAGTCAGTTAAGCCTCCCATTTCTGTTGATTCAAAAAGAATTAAGGTTCGGTTCGATGATGATAAGCCTTCTGGCTCTTCTATGGATGGTGTCGTTCAGATTCGTAGGGGAGTGGCGGACATTGCATTACCGCAAGATAAACATTACGCCCAAGTTCGAGTTGCTGTGGATGGCACTCATTATCTGAAAGGTATGGCTATTTACTCAGACGACATGCCTGATGGGGTTGACATTATTTACAATACTAATAAAAATTCATCTGTTGGCAAACTAGGTGCTATGAAGAAGATGAATGTAACTGTTGAAGATAATGAGGGAGGCGCGATTTATTTGGATAAAGAAGGCAAACAGAAGATAAATGAGTTCGGTGCCACAATCCGTCAAACTACATACACAGACCGGGATGGCACGGAAAAGCAATCAGCTTTAAATATTGTAGGGTTTGCAGGGAAACAAGATTCGGGAGTTGAGGGAAGCTGGGAAACATGGAGCAAGACTTTATCAAGCCAGTTTCTTTCAAAGCAATCCCCCGAATTAGCGAAGCAACAATTGACTTTGTCGTACTTAGACCAAAAGGAAACGTTTGATCAGTATCAAAAGATTACCCAACCCGTTGTTAAACAACGGCTTCTTGATTCTTTTGCCGATGATTGTGATTCAAAGGCGGTCCATTTAAAAGCTGCCGCTATGCCTCGTCAAACGTCCAATGTAATTATACCTATTACCTCTTTGAAAGAGGATGAATGTTATTCATCAAGGTATCGTGATGGCGAGAAGCTCGTACTGATCCGGCATCCGCATGCGGGAACATTTGAGCTACCGGTTGTTACTAATAATACTCGGAATAAAGAAGGTAAATCAATATTAGGAACGGCATCAGATGCTATTGGTATTACCCCACATACTGCAGAGGTGCTATCCGGCGCCGACTTTGATGGGGATACGGTTATTGCTATCCCCTATAATCCTAAGTTAATCAAAGTTGATTCCCCATTGGTAGCATTAAAGGACTTCGATCCCAAGAAAGCGTATCCTAAGTATCCAGGCATGCCCGTCATTACTAACGTGGTTAAGCAACAGGAAATGGGCAAAGTATCTAATTTAATTACGGACATGACAATTAAGGGAGCACCACCCGATGACATTGCTCGGGCGGTTAAGCATTCCATGGTTGTAATTGATGCCGAGAAGCATGAATTAAACTATACCCAATCCTATATTGACAACGGCATTGCAGAATTAAAGGCCACCTATCAAGGAGGAACTGTTTCTAATCCAAGAGGAGCTTCAACATTAGTTTCGAGAGCATCTTCGGAACAACGTGTCGATAAACGAAAAGCCCTCACCAAAGAACAAACTGGTGACTCCCCCCTGATTCGAAAGGGGGCCTACTCTGTTGACACCACTACTGGTAAAAAGGTATGGGTTTCAACAGGTGAGGGATATGTAAATGCCCAAGGTAAGTTTATTAAGTCCCAGATTAAATCAACAAAGATGTATGAAACAGAAGATGCCCGTACATTACTCAGTAAAAACCCCGCTACCATTGAACTGGTGTATGCAAACTACGCCAATGATATGAAGGCCCTGGGTAATCAAGCCCGTAAGGAAAGCGCCAATATCAAAATGACTTCTTATTCTTCATCAGCGAAGCAGACATATTCTTCTGAAGTAGCCTCGTTAAAAAGTAAGCTCCGGGTGGCGCAATCTAATGCCCCCCTCGAACGTCAGGTGCACTTAGCTGGAAATAAAATTGTTGAAACAAAGAAAGCTGCAAATCCTAATATGGAAAGATCGCAAATTAAAAAGTTAAAAGGACAAGTGTTGGCTGACATGCGAACTCGTGTTGGAGCATCAAAGCAACGAATTCAGATTACTGCTAACGAATGGGAAGCGATCAGTGCTGGTGCAATTAGTAATTCTTTATTATCTCAAATTTTAAATAATGCAGACTTGAAAGCTATTCAGGATTTAGCAACTCCGAGAGCACAGTCTTCTTTGTCTCCCAGTAAACTTGCACGCGCCCGCATCTATCAACAACAAGGGCGATCGTTGGCTGAGATTGCCGATATGCTGGGTGTTTCTACGTCTCTTATCTCCCAGGCGTTAAGCAAATAGATAAGGGGAGGGTTAAACAAAATAGATAGGGGAATGAGGTGATTAAAATAAAAATTTGTATGCTAACTACGATTGATAACCCATTCGACCCATTCACCCAGTGGGATGATTGGCTGCGTTTTGACACCGATCATAAGTACTTCACGTGTGAGTATCTGGCTCGGATTGCTATAACTTCAGATGATTTATCTGTTGCGGATTATGCAAAGGCCGTTGAGAACGCGATCAATGAAATTATTGAACTAAATATTTTAGGAATTTATAAAAAAGTTTCAGTCGAAAGTCTGGAGACCGGGGGGGATGGATGAAAATATTACCCCTCCCCTTAAATCGACAGGGCCCTTAAAAATTCTCCGGGGGTGATATTTGGGCCTTCGCTTTCTAATCGGTTGAAGTTTTGTCTCGGTACAGAGGGTGTTGGTGAGCATCTTCAGTCTCCTTTTTCTTCAACCGGTTAAAAAGTGGAGGCCCAAAAGTCCATATAAAGGAGGTCACAAGTATGCCACAAGATATACCAAAGCGTAAGGATACGAACAAAAAGTTACCTCCTGCTCGCACCCCGGAAGCAAGAGAGAACCAATTAATTCGATTAGCAACCGATTTAGCTGAAAGAAAACTCCGAGATGGAACGGCCTCCTCACAATTGATTACTGAATTTGTAAAAAGAGGTTCCACCGAGGATCATATTAAGCGCGAAATCCTTGAACGCCAGAAAGATTTAATCACCGCAAAGACAGAAGCCTTAAAATCTCAGAAGCGGGTTGAAGAACTTTACGCAAATGCTCTCGCCGCAATGAGATCATATTCTGGTTCAGAGAAGGAAGACGAAGATGACGATTAGAACTTACTCGGAGCTGAATCAGATCAAAACTTTTGAAGAACGATTCCGTTATCTGCAACTTAATAAACAGATTGGGATCGCTACATTCGGTTTCGACCGATACATTAATCAAAATTTCTACACTAGCCGACAATGGAAGATAATTCGTAATCATGTGATAGTTCGCGATCAGTCTTGCGATCTCGGAATTGCCGGGAGGGATATTTACGGCTACGTTCGAGTTCATCACATGAATCCAATTGCGGTCGAGGATCTCGAGCAAGGCAATGGCGATGTATTAGATCCTGAATTTTTGATTTGTACATCTTTGGATACTCACAATGCTATACACTTTGGGAATGAATCAAATATTTTCCGTTTGCCAGTTGAACGGACAAAGGGGGACACACGGCTATGGTAAGAGGAATTCGCTATGACTAGTATATTAGATTCTGTTAAGCAGATGCTCGGTATTGGACTGAGTGACTGTGATTTCAACTTTGATCAAGAATTAATTATGCATACCAACGGTGTCCTGATGATTCTAACCCAACTGGGTATTGGCCCAGCCGCTGGTTTTAGTATTACGGGTAACACTGAGACATGGGAAGATTTTATTGGAGAGCGCCAAGATTTGGAGCTCATAAAGAATGTCGTTTATTTACGGCTTCGACTTCTCTTTGATCCTCCCCAGAATTCTTTTCTTGTTAAATCAATTGAGGAGCAAATCAAAGAGTACGATTGGCGGTTAGAAGTCCAGCATAATCCTCAGGAGGTGTAAGCCTTGGCATTATCTAACACGGCCACTCCACGGTATTATGGCCAATTTCGTGAAGCCGTGTTGAGAGGGCAAATTCCTGTTAATGAATACATATCATTAGAAATGAATCGTATTGACGAGCTTATCCGAAATCCGGGAGTGTTCTATGATGAGGATGCCGTTGAGGGATTTGTTAAATATTGTGAGAACGAGTTAACATTGACCGATGGCTCCGATTTGCATTTGCTTGATTCTTTTAAGATATGGGCCGAGCAAATTTTTGGGTGGTATTATTTTATCGAGCGTTCAATCTTTATCCCTAAGACTGAAGATAATCCAAGTCGTTATGAAAACAAAATGGTTAAAAAGCGCTTGATCAACAAACAGTATCTTATAATAGCTCGTGGTTCGGCCAAATCTATGTACGATAGTTGTATTCAAAACTATTTCTTAAATGTTGATACCAGCACTACCCACCAAATTACTACCGCTCCGACAATGCGTCAGGCCGACGAAGTGATGTCTCCAATTAGGACATCAATTACGAGGGCACGGGGTCCATTAATACAATTTTTAACAGAGGGCTCCATATTTAATACAACGGGCAGCAGAACAAATCGTGTCAAATTAGCCTCCACCAAAAAAGGAATCGAGAATTTTTTAACTGGGTCTTTGCTTGAAGTTCGTCCTATGACGATTGACAAGCTTCAGGGTCTGCGACCAAAAATCTCGACGGTCGATGAATGGCTTAGTGGTGATATTCGCGAGGATGTTGTCGGCTCTCTCGAGCAGGGCGCATCGAAGGTTGATGATTACTTAATTCTTTGTACGAGTTCTGAAGGAACAATTCGTAATAGTGCTGGCGATACAATGAAGATGGAATTGTTAGACATCTTGCATGGCAGATATATTAATCCCCACGTATCGATTTGGTACTATAGGTTAGATAAAGTAGAAGAAGTTGGCAATCCTGATAGGTGGCTCAAAGCAAACCCTAATTTAGGAAAAACCGTGTCATATGAGACGTATCAATTGGACGTCGAGAGGGCGGAGAATGCCCCTTCAACTCGGAACGATATTTTAGCCAAGCGATTCGGGCTGCCGATGGAAGGTTATACATACTTCTTCACTTATGAGGAAACGCAGGTCCACAGGCGTCAAGACTTTTGGAGTCTGCCTTGCGCATTAGGCGCGGATATGTCTCAGGGGGATGACTTCTGTGCGTTTACATTTCTTTTCCCATTAGGCGTAGATACTTTCGGAATTAAGACTCGTTGCTATATTTCTGAATTAACTCTAATGAAACTTCCCGGGGCAATGAGGCAGAAGTATGACGAATTTATTAATGAAGGTTCCCTAATGATCATGGATGGAGCCATATTGGAGATGATGTCCGTGTACGATGACTTAGATCGTTACATCCAGGGTTCTGGATATGATGTCAGATGCTTTGGCTTCGACCCTTATAATGCCCTGGAATTTGTAAATAGATGGCAAAAAGAAAACGGTGAGTATGGATTGGAGAAGGTTATTCAGGGGGCTAAAACGGAGTCCGTTCCACTTGGCGAGATAAAAAAACTGTCAGAGGAACGTCTTTTACGTTTTGATCAATCTTTATTTTCTTTTACTATGGGAAATTGCGTTACCATTGAAGACACAAATGGCAATCGCAAATTACTGAAGAAACACCGGGAGGAAAAGATCGATGCAGTTTCGGCGTTATTAGATGCATATGTTGCATACAAATTAAATAAGGAGGCTTTTGAATAAAGGAGAGAGGTGTCGAATTAATTGAATCAAACAATTTTATTAAATTCTGAGCTTAAACATTATGGAGTTCTCGGAATGCAATGGGGAGTTCGAAAGTATCAAAATAAAGATGGTTCGTTAACCCCATTAGGAAAGCGTTTAAAAAACGAAAAAGCGATGCTAAATGTTTATGATAAGCTTCAGAAAGAAGACGTAACATTAGATTCGGGGACTAACCTTTATCGAGTCTATGAAGATGACTACAGCGTTCCAATTGGCGAGAGAACTTATGCTTCATTGTTGCCGTCAGAAAATAGTTATTATGTTGTAACCATGACAGACGCTTCAAATAAACAAACATATGCCGTTGAACTTGAAGCCACTAAGCCTTTAAAAATTCCATCTATTGATAAAGCCATAGATATAACAAACAAGGCTGGAATACAAAATGATGAGTATTTTCAGAATCTTGTCAAAAGCAAGCCCTACGATTCGTTCACTCCAGCACAAAAATCTCAGATGGCGAAGGATGTTATGACTAAGGCAGCGACTAATCGCGATATGTCAGCGAAGATTGGATCGGCATATAAAAAAGAAGGTTATAATGTAGCTTTGGATTTTAATTCCCTGAATGCTTCTTCTAAGGAGGTAAGACGCCCAAGTGTAATAGCACTCGATAAATCATCTTTAAAGATATCTTCATCCCCTATTGAAAAAATTGATGGTCGATTGTATAATGCCGCTCTTTATGAGCTTTCTTTAAATATACCGGCATTAGAAAAAGCTAAGAAATGGTTAAAGAAACAGGGGGTTTGAATAACTATGAGAGGAGGTCCAGTATGGCAAACAAACTAATCCGGCATTGGGACGAGTATTCTAATGAGGTTTCAGGCCCACAGATAGAACAGGAACCAGACAAATCAAAAGCAATTTCCGATCTATCTATGAAGGAATTATACAAAATGGCGGAGCGTCTCAGAAACGAAAGAGAACTCCAAGATCTTATTCGGACCATGAAACGTAATTCTGGAGAGCGGGATACATACGAGAAGCCTTTTGAAATCGATACGCAAACACCAATTAATCAACTTTATCATTTCGGGATTTTAGGCCAGAAATGGGGGATCCGTCGGTTTCAAAATAAAGATGGAACACGGACCTCGGAGGGTAAAAAACGAGAGCGGGAAGAAACAACCCCCTCAGAGGATCATCTGGAGTCCCAAATATCTAGGGGTAATGCGACTAAAGGCTTATCCAATGCTGAACTTAAACGCTTGAACGAGCGATTACAGCTGGAAAAATCCTATCGGGATTTGACCAAGGCAGAGACCGAGACTGGTGAATCGTTCGTGAAACAAATCGGAAAAGATATTTTAAAGCAAGGGCTTACCGAGGCGGGAAAAGGTTTATTGGTTGGAGTCTCAAAAATATTTACAGATAAATTAATCGCCGCATTAAAAGATAAGCCAAAAGAATAAGGAGGGCATATTATGAATCAAACCGTCCTCCAACATTTCGGTATCTTAGGCCAAAAATGGGGTATTCGTCGGTATCAAAATCCTGATGGAAGTCTTACTCCCAGAGGTCAGGCTCGACTTGATAAAAAAGACAATCGTTGGGCAGAAACCAAAGGAGAAAAGGTTAAGGTCAAAGTACAAAAGACAGTTTCAAAAGATATGAATCAATTCATTCAAACTCAATTGGATATGTCGTATACGCCAAATGGAAAAATTTCATCTAAGACGATTCTCCAGTACAATAACAAATTGGCAAGTTTAATGAACGAAAAAGTTTCAGATAAGTATAAAGCGCCATCTGGCAGGGTTCTCAGATTTGTGGCGAAACGTGGACAAATTGGCGTCCATACAGCTGTTGCAGATGCCGGCTATGATATGGACCAATTGAAACGCGGAGTATTCAAAACTGGTAAAGTTGCTTATAAGCAAGAGAATCTTATGCGAGAGCGTGGAGGATAAATATGGCTGAAACTTTAACAACTCGAATAAAACACGCCTGGAGTGCGTTCCGGGCGCGAGATGAGACTGACGGGTATTCATACAAAGACTTGGGATATGGGTCTAGTGTGTCTCCGATGTACCCTCGATTCTCCCGCGGAAACGAACGCTCAATCATTACAAGCGTATATAATCGAATGGCACTCGATGTTGCGAGTTTTGACATATATCATGTCAAAATAGATGGTAATGGTCGTTATTCTGAGACAGTTAATGATTCCTTAAATCAGCGGATGACGGTTGAAGCGAATAAGGACCAGACCGGACGCGTATTCATACAAGATATTTGCATGAGTATGTTTGATGAGGGATGTGTCGCGGTTGTTCCTGTTGAGACTGATATTTCTCCGTTACTAAGCGGAAGCTATACTATTGATTCAATGCGTGTTGGCAAAATTGTGGAATGGTATCCGAACCATATCCGCGTTGAATTATACAACGATCAAATAGGGCACCGTGAACAGATAATTGTTCCAAAAGTAATGGTCGCCATTATTGAAAACCCATTGTATGCAATAATGAATGAACCAAATTCGACTTTACAGCGTTTGATCAGGAAACTGAATATGCTGGACGCAGTCGATGAGCAGTCAAGCTCTGGCAAACTAGACTTGATTATTCAGTTACCTTATGTTATCAAATCTGAGGCCCGTCAAAAACAGGCGGAGGAACGGCGCAAAGCTATTGAGAGCCAGTTAAAAGGTTCTCGTTATGGAATCGCCTATACAGATGGTACTGAGAGAATCACTCAGCTGAATCGGCCGAGCGAAAATAACTTGTTAGCGCAGGTTCAATATTTAACGCAAATGCTATACAACCAGTTAGGGATAACCGAAGATATTTTTACTGGTAAGGCAACTGCGCAGGCCCTTCGGAATTACTATGACCGAACGATTGAGCCTATCGTTACCGTGATTATTGAAGAATTTCGTCGCAAATTTTTGACGAAGACCGCCAGGAGTCAAGGGCATACAATTATGGGCTTCCGTGACATGTTCCGGTTAACTCCGGTTACCGAAATGGCCGAGATAGCCGATGCGCTTAGTCGGAATGCAATATTGACACCGAATGAACTTAGGCAAGTCATAGGTATTAAACCCAGCTCCGAGAAGCAAGCCGATGAGCTAGGGAATCGAAATATGCCGGAGTACACACCCAAGAAACAGTCTACCATTAAAGACGAAGGAGAGAACACAGATGAAAGATAAAAAGTTTGATTTTAGTGGGTATGCTACTAAAGTCGGTTTAAAATGTTCGGATGGCCGAACAATCCTCCAGGATGCATTCCAGGATAGTGACGGAAAAACCGTTCCGCTTGTTTATCAGCACATGCATAAGGATCCAAAGAATATTCTTGGGCACGCAACGCTTGAAAACAGAAAAGATGGCGTATACGCGTATTGCTCATTAAATGATACGGATTCCGGGAAGACGGCAAAGGCTTTGGTTCAGCATGGAGATATTTCGGCACTGAGTATTTATGCAAACTCATTGGTCGAGAAATCCAAAAATGTGATCCATGGGGTTATTTGCGAAGTTTCGTTGGTAATCGCCGGCGCCAATCCCGAGGCGTACATTGACAATCTGGCATTTGAGCATAGTGATGGGTCAATCGCAACGGATGAGACCGAAGCTATTATTTGTGCTGGAGCGTTTTTAAATGATTCCGTCGAACTTCCTGAGCCCGACAAGGTCGAGACTCCTCCTGTTGCTACTACTGTTACTGAAGATAAACCGGTTAGTCATGCTGCTGCAAAAACACCCGAAGACGAAACGCTCGGCGACGTTTTTGATACACTGACGGACAAACAGAAAACAGTAGTATATGCCCTTATATCAAATGCTCTCGAGGCGAACGATGACACAAATGTTACACATACTAATATTGAAGGAGAATCAAGCATGAAGAAAAATGTTTTTGACAAAGGGAACACCGATGCTCCTAAGTCGGGGGCCCTTACTCGCGATGAACTTCGTACTATCTTTACGGAGGCTCGTCAGTCCCAGTCCACTTTAAAAAATGCATTCCTGGCTCACGGCTATGAGACCATTGCAGATGCTTATGTAGCCTATGAGGGTTACGCGCCTGCGAAGTCTTTAAAGCATGATGACGCGCCCGAACCCTATGGAATCGAGAACATTGGTTATCTCTTCCCGGATTACAGAACATTATCTTCGACTCCGGCATTCATAAAAAGAGATACTGAATGGGTTTCCAAAGTTTTCGGCGGAGCAAAGCATGTGCCTTTCTCCCGCATTAAGACCCTTCTTGCAGACATAACGGCCGACGAGGCTCGTGCGCGTGGTTACATAACCGGCAATCGTAAAAAGGAAGAGGTAATCACCCTTCTTAAGAGAACCACCGATCCTCAGACCATATACAAGAAACAGAAGCTGGATCGCGATGACATTATTGACATAACCGATTTTGATGTCGTCGTTTGGCTTCGCGCCGAGATGCGGATGATGCTCGAAGAGGAAATTGCTCGGGCACAGTTGGTCAGCGACGGCCGCGATCCCTCATCGGACGATAAGATAAAAGAGGACAAAGTTCGTCCTATTGCGACGGATGATCCGCTTTATGCTGTTCCGGTTGAAATTGCTGCAGATGCCACAACTGCTCAGCTTATCGACAAAATTATCCTTGGTCGCAAGCAGTATAAAGGTACCGGCGTTCCGACATTCTTCACAACCCCCGACGTCTCTGGCGATATGCTTCTGATAAAAGACAGCACGGGCCGTCGTCTTTATAATACTGAAAACGACCTGGCCGCTGGACTTCGTGCGAAAGAGATTGTTGAAGTTCCGGTAATGGAAAATACGGTTGTGGTGGTCACTCCGGCTACTGAATCTGCTACGGGTATCCAGAAGCGCCTTATAGGAATTTCGGTTAATATGGGCGACTATGCTCTCGGTGCCGATAAAGGCGGCAATGTAGCCATGTTCGACGACTTCGACATCGACTTCAACCAGTATAAGTACCTCATCGAGACTCGGTGCTCTGGCGCTTTGACTATGCCGCATTCCGCTATTGTTTACTGGAAGCTCGAGATTATTCCGAAAATAGAGGGCTAATTGGGCGACTTAGGAGGGTTTTATGTATATTGAAAAAGGTCGGGATGGGATTCCCGATAAACTCTATATGACCGCTAATGACGTTGACATATCAAAATATGTTTTATACTTTAAGTCTAACGATTTTGGATCGGACCAACTGAATTACTTGTATTTTGATTCCGAATGTTCACGGCCGGTGAGCAACAAAGAGCTTCAGGATCTTTTTATTAAAGGTTCTGTATTAATTGAAAGTAAAAATGTTACTTTCTATAAAAGGGATTGGGTCTCCCCGTTAACGTGTTGGGATACGGCTTGGGATCTGGGTAATGATGAGCGCGTGGTAAGCGAAAAATATGTTGCCGGCGCAGGTTATGTAGCAAATACTTCAATACATGCGGTACTGTATCATAGTCAGACGAATCCTCCATTGCTGGCGGATCTTAGTATTCATGATTCTGACGATGACTTGGCCCCCGCATTTGATCCTCATGTGTTTACTTATGATCTTATAGCTACAAGCGATCGGGCTGCTATCTGGGTAGATGTCGGCGATGACTTGAACTACCCGCATACTATTGTTATCTCGGCAACGCTTGACGGGGAAGAAGTCGATGTCGATGAACTAAGAGAAGTAATTAATTGGACTAAAGGACAGCATGTTCTTGTATTTACATTGCAAATTAAGAACGGCGTTCTTAAATCCGAGTACACCATCAACATTGACGCTTCACTCCCTGCGCCGACGCTAAGCGCTCTTACCATTGGCAGTCTCACTTTGTCTCCGAGCTTTGACTCTGGTGTTGTCGCCTACACGGCTGCTACGACAGATACAAGCAATATTCTTACCTTCA